CTGCATTCGTAGAAGAGAGCGGCAGTAAGACCGTGCTGACGCTCGCGGAGTGGAACAAGATCGACGACATGCGGTGCAGCATCCGCAACCACCCGATCGCCGTGAAGATCCTTGATGATGCGGGGTACGCAGAGTATTCGTTCGTCTGGATCGACGAAGACTCGGGTGCGCTGTGCAAGGGGCGTGTCGATTGGTTCGGTCGACTGTGGGGCAACGCGGTGGTCTGCGATTTGAAGTCCACGCGCGACGCATCCCCGCAGGGTTGGCCGAAACAGATCGCCAACTTTCAGTACCACGTCCAAGCCTCCTTCTATATGGATGGCTTGAATACGGTTGCACCCTCGAAGGATCGCACCTGGCTGTGGCTGGCGGTCGAGAATGCAACGCCGTTCTGTTCGGCGGTGTATCAGGCCGAGCCAGGCATGCTCGACGAGGGACGTCGGCGCTACAAGAACTACCTGGCAAAATGGGTGCAGTGCCAAGAGACCGGAGTGTGGGCGGGCTATCCCGCGGGACTGAACATGGTGGACATCCCGCATTGGGCATACACGAGCGATGAAGAAGAGGGGATCTTCTAATGAGTGAAGACAAAGCAGTGACAGCAGTACCCATGACCGGGCGCGGGGTTGCGCTGACCACGATGGAGGATGCGTGGCGCTTTGCCACCGCCATCGTCCAGTCGGGTGCAGCACCGTCCATGGGCAAGGGCAGAAAGATGGACGTGGCCACGGTGTTCGCCGTGGTGCAGTCCGGGATGGAGTTTGGACTGACACCCATGTCAGCCCTGACCAACATGAAGTGCGTGAACGGGCGCACCGGGCCGATGGGGAAGGTGGCGAAAGCCAAGGTGATCGCCAGCGGCAAGGTGAAGGGCGCCATCGTGGACGAGATGGTGGGTCAGTACGGCGAAATGGACTACTGCTGCGCGATCACATCGACCCGCAAGGACACCGGGGTCGAGATCACGACATCCTTCTCGATCGGGGACGCCAAGCGGGCGGGATTGTGGGGGAAATCAGGCCCGTGGACCGAGTACCCCAAAGGCCAGCTCTACTACCGGGCGCTGGGGTTTCACCTCGATCGCGTCTACCCGGATGTGCTGATGGGGTTCGACATCGCCGAGAGCCTGATGGACTACCCCGACGAGGTGGAAGTCCACGGCGTGGTGCTCCAGCCGCTCGACAAGCCCGGCAACGACCCCCTGCTGGACCTGCTGCCCGAAGGGAAGACCGCGGACGATCTGGAAGAGGTGTTCGACCCAGGCGAGCCAGAAGTGGCTGTCATGAGCCACGAGAAGCGAGACGACATCCTAAAACGGCTGGAGGCCGCGGACGTGACGGTGGACGAGGCAGACGCGGCCAATGCCAAGCCAGAGGGCGCCGAAGAACAACCGGACATGCTGTGAGCCATTGTACGAAGGGCCGGGATACCATAGACTCAGAAGCGACGGAAGTACCCAAGTGTGAGGACGCCCCGGAATCTACCCCCATGGATTCTGGGGCGTTGTCGTTTGTGATCATGGACGACGAAATCTGGAAGAACGGTCACCGCGTGCGTCCCTGGGAAGAGACGGAGGACTGGTGATGAACCGCCTCGAAGAGATGCGGCGGCGGGCCCAGTATTACCACTACGACCACCCCGAGGTGTGGGAACTGTTCGTGCGGTTCGCCTTCCAGAAGATCGACCTCGGGTACGGGCACTACGGAGCCAAGGCGATCATGGAGCGCGTGCGATGGGAAACCGATCGTGGTGCGAAAGATCCAGCGTTGAAGGTGAATGATCACTATACGGCCTTCTACGCACGTCGGTTCCACCGGCTCTACCCAAGATACGATGGGTTCTTCCGCAACCGGGTCCAGAAAAGCGTGGACCGGCCCGCCACTGGGCTACCGGAACCGAATCGCTACAGCGTGGGTTAGAAGCAGCGCCAGCACCAGTGGTGAAGACACCACGCAGTAGGGCGCCCGCGTCTATGGAAGAATGAAGGGTGGCACAGGGTCGGGAAAGAAGGCTGTGCCAGCCACCTCCGGGACCAGGGGATTGCTGGGGTCGATCAGGAACGCAGCCTCGCCCACCCGTCCGCTGACAGAGAAGCTGACCACTGTCTGGCTCTCCACTTCCAGTATCTCGACGCTGCCCGCTGGATCGATGATGCCGTCGAACGTCACGGTGTAGCCAGAGGGCACGTTGGACGTGCAGTAGGACATCGTGCCGTCCTTGCCCAGCCACACCGTCTGGTCCTGTTCGGGTGGGTTCAGGCAGATGGCGTCGGCTGCCCACGCCGCGGGTGAGAGAAGCAGGGTTGCGCACAGCACGAGCAGCCGGGCCATCATCAGTAGTCCATGCCTTTCTTGTACGACATGCCTTTCTTTTTGGCACCCTTTTTCTTGTAGGACATCTTCTTCTTCCCAGTTTTCTTCTTGCTGCCCTTCTTGTACGACTTCATCTTCCCGGTCTTGCTGTCATACGGCATTACTTTTTCCGATACGCTTGGTAGTTGGACGGGTTCAGCTTCTTCTTCTTGCTGGCCTTCTTCTTCTTCGGCTTCGGGCCATAGCTGTCCATCGACACCTTGGACCCGCGGACCACCTGGACCTTCCCACTCTTGCCGCTCTTCTTCGGCATATCACTCCCTCAGTTTGTCGATGGCTTCTGAGTAGCGGTCGATCTCTCCGAGCCACTGCTCCAGATGAACTGGCGTCGGGTCGGCTGCCAGGCATACACCCAGTTCCCAGATGACTTCCATCGAGGCCACGGGCACCGGGGGTGGCTTATTTGTCCAGATGTTGTTCGCGCAACTTGCGGACAGCACGAGCGCGCATGCGAGCGAGCAGGAACCCGCCCTTCGCCACCGGCTGTGCCAGGATTTCGTCTGCATCATCTCGCTTCTCCGCACCGAGCCGTAACGCCTCGGCAATCACCGCTTCCCGGATCTCTTTGCGAATGCGGTATCCGAACCACAGGAACCCAGCCATCAGGATCACTGCAAAACCCATCTTCATGGCGCCTGCGTAGTCCATTACAGCATCAACCCCCCGGCGACGGCACCCAGGAACACCGACACCCAGAATACCCCATTGTCCAGCAATGGGTCCCACCACACATGGGCCCCATTGTAGAACTGATTGCGCTCGCGGTGGGACCAGTACCAGGCACTGAAGCAGGACGCTGCCAACCCCATCGCCCAGCCCATCGCGAAGGGAATTCCCCACGCTACAACAAATGGTGTTACCCCGGTTGCCAGCCCCCAGAGTGAGTGGGCTATTTGGTCGATGATCTGCTTTTTGGTTTCAGTCACACATCGCGCCTTTCAGTTCGCCTGCATCGCAAAGTTTTTTGATCATGGCCTTCTCGGCGTCGCTCACCGTCTCCTGGCGAACGTGGATGGCTGTCAGCGTCTTCACAGCCTTGGCCATGTCCGCCTGCTCCTTGGCCTGCTCGTCAGAGGCCCGAGCAAACCCTGCCATCCACCAGAGACCGCCCGCTGGGATAGCCAGCGCCGCCAGGATCGCTCCGATTGCCATGATCTTCTGGACCATCACGCAGGCCCTCCGAATAATTTCATCAGCCCACCGCTGATCGTCGCGCCGAATCCTGCCGCCAGCCCCGCCGCCCAGATCACGCGGTACTCGACTGATTGCATACGCTTCTCCAGCGAGGTGAACCGAGAGGCGTTGTCCTTGTTCAGCGCGTGTTGCATGTCCCACCACGCATCGATCCGCCCATCGTGGGCGTGAATCCACGACGCAGCATCTTCGAGGGAGTCAATCTTCGCAGGCACGTCAGCATCCCATCGGCGAGTCGTCATAGGTTCACCACAGTAGCAATCGCGTTGCGGAACATGATCGGTCCCGCAATGAGCGTCATCGTGTACTCGATTCGCACGCGCTGTCCTAATTGGAGCCCAAGATTCCCTGCTTCTCCAGTGAAGATGTCAAAAGAAGTGCTGGGAAGCGTTCCCCTGAACCCCCAGGCGGGATCTCCTTCTACGGTGGTCGCTACGGTGGTTGGGAAGGTGCCGAAGCCCAACAGCGCGATGTTGGCACCCGTCTCGATCGAGCAGGCCACAGAGTTGCCCGTAGAGCAGTTGGAAGCCAGCGCGGAGTCAAGCACCAGGAAGTCGTCGAATACCTGGATCACCTTCTCGACGTGGAACGACGTGCTCGTAGCATCCAGCGACACGCTGCATCGGTCCCCCAGGCTCCAGCCAGACGTGTCCTTCACACTGATGTGCGTGGTGTTGGTCAGCAGCGTGTAGCGTCGGATCACCGAGCCCTTCGCGGCTGCCGAGTCCAGGCCGCCACTGATGAGGAACGAATCAGCCGTCAGTGACAGGATCGCGTCCTCGCGGACAGTGCCATCGTCCAGGTCAATCCGAATGAAGTCCAGCGGGAAGAAACCCACGGTAGATTGCACCGATAGTGTGCTCTCCGCCGCGGCCTCGTCCTCAGACAGCGTGGTCTCCAGCGCGGTGACGTAGGTGTCCTTGTTGGAATCGAACAGCTTGACGTTGACCACCGTGGTGCCTTTGGGAACCGGCAGCCCAGTGGTGCGGTCGACCGGGCCGAGCAGCTCGATCAGGTTGTCGCTCTTGAAGTCGATGACGTTGGCCATCAGTGTACCCCCAGATCACCATGCAGCATGGGCTGCGTGTGGGTGTCTGCCCCCATCATAGGCTGGATCGTGGCGCTCGCTGCCATCAGTGGCGTGATCTTCGGGGTCCCGCCCAGCATCTGTCGAAGGCTCACCTCGGCTTTCAAGGGAGCCGTTAAGCCTGAGCCTGGCGTGACCGGTGCGGTTGATTCGGAGATCATCAGCCTGCCGCCAAACCTGGGCCGAACGTCAACGTCGCCAGACTTCCAGTTGTACCTCCCCAGGCTCGGACTGCCTGGGCCAGACTTGGATGATGGATCGACGATGGCATTGCCATAGAGCTGCGCGCGCAGTGACGGGTCGGCATCCATCATCGATTCGACGATCGGATCGCCAGACAGCATCGCACTCAAAGATGTGTCAGCTCGGAAAAGTGGTCCTACCGCGGTGTTGGCATGTAGATCGAAGATCAACTGTCCAAGGCGGCGTTGGCGGCGCTGCGGATACAGCACCTCGAAAGGTGCCGATGCGAATGCCATATGTTGTTGCGCATCCCAGCCGTGGGCAGAAAAGCCAGCCATCGCAATGTCACCGTTCCAACTGAAGAATTGCCCACCACCCGGGTAGCTTGCAACGTAGAATGTGCCGTCGTCTCCCGCAGTTGTCATGCTCGTGGTTTTTGAGCCGACCCCAATCCTGCGTCCATCGAAAAAAAGCTGAATGTTGAAGATGATCAGATTATTGATCACCGACACGGCGAAGGTGTGTAGCTCGCCATCATTGGCATTCCACGGCACAGTGGCAGAAAACTGTGCGACAGGTGGCGCGGTTTCTGACCAGTACAGCCGGTTGGTGTTGCCGTTGTACTCCATCCTCCAGTTCGCCCCACCACACAGCGCCTTATTCACAGCAGCAGTGTGAGTGGTAGATGCCACCGCGAACATGGTGGCACTGTTACTGGCTGAAACATTCAGGATGTCCTGGTTTTCTGATTTCAGCGAACGTGAGTTGTTGATCTTTTGCCCGCTGGTGTTGCTGAACTTGCCGACAACGCCGCACTCGCGAACTCCATAGGTAGGCAAGAAAGTGTCGCCGTACCCCGGCACGTAGGCTTCGTGCGGAGAAACCACATCGAACTCGTTTCCGTGTAGCACGGTTCCCAGCCCGCCCTCGCGTTCCGGGCTCCACAGTGCCTGGATCTCCCGCTCCTGGGCGTAGGTTCTGTTGTACGACGGAGTGAAAAAGCCAGCAGGCTTGTACATGTACTTGTTGTTGATGCCGTATCTCATAGGCTGAGGCCATCAGCCATGATCTTCACCTTGGCCTTGATGATGTTCGTGGGTATGAGATCACCATTGCTGATCTGGACTGAGAAGTACCTCGCACCGATCGAATCGACTGAGAAGATGATTCTCTTTGTTCCGAACCCGAACGAACGTGTCGGCGTTGGCGTCTGTGACGTAGTGACACCATCCAATGACAAGAGAATGGATGCACGCCAGACTTGCGAGGGTGTCGGGGTAGTGTCGTTCCGCAACACCTCCACCTCGGCTGACGAGCCTGGCTCCATCTCGAAGATGACTGTCTGATCAACGCCACCAGCCGTCACGCAGTCCAGGTCCTCTTCTACGACAGCTTCCCACGCCATTACAGATCGATGTACTCCACGGGTGGCATCTTCGGTGCCACATTTGCCTCTCGGAACAGCCTACGCTGCTCGCGGTATCTATGCTTCAGCCGCTGGTTCCGCTGCACCACGTTCATGCCTTCTGGGAACTGAATCGTCCCGCCGAATTCGTAGGACAGATCACCCTCTGACAACTTCAGCTTCTCGTCGGGCTCGAATAGCACCAGGATCTCTTCACCCAGTTCAGTGATGGGCGTGAGGGGAAACTTCTGGCCGAGTCGGATGAACCGTGTGACGTATAGGTAAATGACAGACACTGCCAGGTCCGTCTGCTCGTAGATTATGATTTCTCTAGCCATATCCCGTTGTCCACTACGAGTCGTTGCAGGTTGCGCTGCGCCTTCATGGCGTTGGGTTGGGTGGCGGCATCCACCACCGATTTCCAGGAAGGCCACTGCGCTGTCAACAGCCGCGCCTTCAGTGCCCGCGTGAACCGCGGGTTGACGCGCGTTGCCTCGCCCGTGTCTTCGTAGTGCATCTTCGCCTCGGCAGAGTAGTGGCTGTCCACCGCCTGATTGATGCGGAGTGACACGGCGTACTGATCGCGGCTCGCGAAGTGCTGAAGGAACCACATCCTAAAGAACACGTCGCGTGTACCCGAGTGGTACGGCATCACCCACGCATCGTTCAGGCTGCCCGGGTAGACAACGATGTCATCTACTTCTGGGCACGCATCCAGATCGTGAAGCAACACTGATTGCATTTCGTTGCGCGCTCGTTCTGCGCTCATAGTTCGGCACTCGCGTCAGCGTGAAGCGCCCATGCAAAATTGAAACCCCCACCCGTAATATAAATGAGACAGCGAGTACCGGTTTGAGTTTGCGAGGGTGCCCAAGCAATATCCGATGAAGGCAGTCTGGTGACATTCCCCACTGTGGCATTCAGTGGGTTGTACGTGACGATCGTTGGCGTCACTCGCATCATCTGCGGGTACGTCCACGTCAATGTCATATTTCCCAGTGTGTTCGTGTACGCCATGATCGTCCCGTCCAGTGTGGTGTCGTCAGCTGGCGCTTCTAGGTAGTCGAAGGTCTTGTTGTAGTAGCGTTGGCAGCGCGCCAGCTCTTCGGCAAAGGTCGTGCCCTGGTAGTCAGTCGAGCTGCTGGCGATTTCCAACTGCACGCCCGAGAAGGACACCGTGTCGTTAAGGGCGAAGTCAGTAGAGTCCACGTACAAGAGCAGCCCGAAATTCTTCGCGTTGGTGTGGCCTGACAGGTCAATCCCCTGGACGTTGGCGGTGTATTGCGTCCAGGTCGCGGATGCAGTGAGCTGCCCGGTGTCCATCACCTTCTCCCAACTGCCAGAAGGGGTGGGCCCGGTGCCATCGCCTGCGGACTGCCAGTCGGCGATGGGGTCAGCCGTGGTCATATCTTCGGCGCCAGTCCATTTCAGCAGCATCGCTCGCACGTTGGTCACGATGCCGACGACCTTGCAGTAGAACGACAGGCTCACGGTGCTGTTCATCAGCACGACGGAGTCGCTACCCTCCATGACCTGGAACACACCCGCCCGTTCGGGGTCGGGGTCTGCTGCAATATCCGCGGTAGCTGTCATCTTCAGAGCGGACCAGAAGCCAAGCGGTACATCCGTGGTGTCCAACGCCACATCGACGATGTTATCGATGTCTCCAGCACCAATCCCCGACAGCAGTCGCCATCGATCGCACACGTAGCCGTTGTCATCGTTTGGGTAGGTGGTGGTGTCGTCGATGGTGAGGCCACGCTGCCAGATTTTGAACTGTGAGTTCATCGTCAGGTTGCGGTTGCCCACCTCGGCGGCTGCGATCACGGCTGCGAGGTCGGAGCCTTCGAGCGTGGCCGCATTGATGTCCCCATTATCGAGCAGGGCGGCTGTGCCCAGGTCATCAATGGACGGGATCTCGGGCGGGTCCTGGGCCAGCGTGACGCCAATCGGCGAGTACCCCGCCCGACCCACGAGGTCTTTCATGATGGCGCCTTCGAGCTTGTTGGTATTGACATGAACGTCGGCGCCACCGTCCACATCGATCACGAAGGTCGTGTCAGGCGACCCGAAGCTGGGGATACCGTCGATGAAGCCGTACTGGAAGCCACCACCCGACTCGGTGAGTCGCACACGGGTCTTGTCTGGGTACTTCAGGATGGCGCTGCTGGTCCCATCGGACGTCGCGATGACCTCGGTGGCGCTGCCTCTCGCCACGGTGTAGTTGTCGTCGTCCTCGGTGAGCAGGTCGATCCACTCGGGGTTCTCGTAGAAGCGGCGCAGAACTGCCATGCCCTCGCGAGCGGAGTTGTTCACACCGCTGCGAGCCATGCCCTCGGGCCAACCATCAGGCGATGCGTCGGTGTTGTTGGCATCGACCTGTGACCAGTCTTTGATTTCAGACATGGGTTCCTCTATTCCAACCGCAACCAGGAGCGACGGCCGAGGGTACTGTCGTCTCCGTATATCGTGACAGTTGACGCCCCCGAACTGTCAAAAGTCCAGTAGATGCTATCCCCCGCGGCTGGCACCGCCTCGACCCCGTAGATCACGGTGGTGTAGTCATGGTTGCCAACAGGCGTAGCCGGGTTCGCCTTGATGGTAAGTAGCAGCGTGTCGCTCGTTGGCGTGCCGGTCGTCGTCCCCATCCGTAGCCTGATTTCCGTCGAGCTACCACCTGCAGTCACTCGCCATGTGAGAGCACCACTGATCTTGTACTTCGTCACCCCATCGAAGTCAGCCAACGGTGCTGCAATGAGAAAGCCCGTGTATGCCTCCGCTGAGGTTGAAGCGATCACGAACTCTGTAGCGTTGGGCACGTACTCGTTGTTGACGTTCTTCAGGTCCGTTCGAGTGCCGCCGTCCTCGATGGCGTCGAGTGTGATCGATGCCATCATGTTGTTCGACACGCTGATGCCAGTCGCTGCCGCCGATACGGTAATGCCGTTGGCGGTCATCGTTTCAATCGAGTTGTTGGTGACGTTGGTTTTCGTCGAGCTACCACCAATATTGATGCCCGTGGCGCCGTTCGCAATCGTGTTGCCATTGATCACACAGTTGTCACCGCTTGAGCTGATCCCAGTGCCGCAGTCAGTGAACGTGTTGTCAGACACGATGCAGGAGAGCGCATCGGCCAGCATGCTGACCCCGATAGCCATTTGGCCGAAGCTGCATCCGACCACCCGGTTGCGCTCAGTGCGATCGGTTGCACGGGGCTGGTCCATGATGACACCATCAGCCGAGCCACCCGTGAGATTGAACGAGCAGCCAATGACACCGATGTCGCGGCCGTTGATCTGGACACCCACTGCGTTCAATCCAATGCCTTGGAAGTGGCACCCGGCAATCGTTGACTCTCTGCCTGATTCATCCTCTGGCGAGGCGGAATCCTTCTGGTGGCACAGGACCCCGTACTGCGTGAACGACGCAGCGTTCAGTTTGAAGGTGCAGTTCCTGATGTGGATCTTGCCTGCGAAGTTGATCCCCGCACCACCCGTGATCCGGTCAGACATGTCTTGAAACGTGCAATTCTCGATGAAGATTTTCTCTGTTCCATTGAATGTATCGGGTATCAGGATGCAGTCCTGACCGTTTTCGTTGAAGGTGCAACCGTCGACCAGTACGCTTTGAATATTGGCTGCGATCTCCAGGCCATGGCCCCACGAGTCTCGAAACGTGCAGTCGGCAAGATGAATGCCGAAGGCATCCAGCTTCAGCAACCCGAGATCGTCATTGTCCGTGTCTTGCAGTGCTGACTGCCCATCGAAGATCACTCCATCCAACACGCAAGAACCGTTCCCTGTGATCAGCATGATCTCCTCGTTGAGATCAGCTGTGGCGCGCAGCACAGCACCATTGCCGATGATGCGTGTGTTGGGATTTAAGATGGTCACCTTGTCAGAGATGACATAGATCGCGGCAGCATCGAGGTAGATCGTGACAGCACCGCCTTCATCGAGAACCCTCTGCAGATCAATCGCATTGTGGACAGTGACGGTTTTGATGAAGTCACCGGCCCATGCCATACGACCAACACTCGGAGTGGAGTGCAGACGGACTGCTTGCGTTGTACCCGTCGGCACACCAGTGGCATTGGACGTGACTTCTACCGTGACATCGATGTTGGCGCCATTATCTGCAGCGGAGAGGACGGTGGCATACCACGGAGAGACCGATCCCCCCGTCAACTCGATGCGGCGACCCGGGGTGAAGTATGTCACGCCAGCGCGACTCGCCACCCGGAAGACGAAGTCGGAGAAGCGACTGACAGTGGTCGTACCATCCGCATCGGTGGTGGTCAGGTCGAGCCACTCGGTGTTTTCGTAGAAGCGACGAATGGCACCCATGTCGGCACGCGCCGCATTGTTCACGGACGATCGCGCCATCCCCTCGGTCCAGCCACCCTCTTCGGCAGTGAAGTCGTTGGAAGCGTCGAGGTCACTCCACTCTGCAATCTCTCGGGTTGCCATCTATTTCCCCTGCCTGTCCCGCCGCTTCCTGGCTCTGCGGTTCTGCGCGCGAACCTGTCGATTGACAATCTTCATCAACGACAGCCGTTCCTTCTCGATCCGTTCGATCGAATTGAAGCGTTCGCGTGATGTCGCGTGCGGGTCCAATGTGCCCCAGCGCAACAGTCGCTGCTCTCTGTGCATGGCCTGTAGCGAATCGGAAGCACGACCCAGCCAGGCCGACTGCCCGGCTTGCGCTTTCAGCACCGGGTCGTCCATCAGTTCGTTGTAGTCTTCGCGGTTGCCCTCGGCCATGTACCGGTTCAATGTCCCCTTGATCATCGCGGCCGTGCGCAGGTTGTCGTAGAAACCTGTCGGGTCCGAGCTGTATTTCTCAGGCGATGCGTAGAAGCGGCGGATGCCGGGCAGGTCATCGATGTCCATGTCCGGGCTCGGCCCGTAGTAGAACATCTGGTCAGAGAATTGCAGACCCATGTTGGCCCAGTGACCGAACAGGCCACGCAACAGCGCCTCGCCCCTGGCCGCACCCATGTTGATGTTCTTGCCAGTGACGCGACCGATCTCCTGCATCGTGCGGGTCTGGTTGGAGCGGTATCGCTCCTGTGGCAACACCCCTTGCATCGCAGGGGTCTCGATGTCCGCACCGGTGAAGGCAATCTTGTTGAACAGCTGCTCGAATGCGATGTCGATACCCACCGGCAGGGGGATGGGAACCGGCGAACCCGAGGAACCGGCTTCGGGCAGGTGGACACCGAACGTCGCCAGAGCCTGCTGCCCTGCTTCCCACCACAGGTTGCGGTGGTCGTCGTCGATGTCGTTCAGGCCACCCTCCATCGCCAGCTCGGCCCAGGTGCCCACCAGCCCAATCTCCCAGGGCTTTGGCAACATGAAGTGACGGAACTTGGTGGGCCTACCCGTAGCGCGGTCGAACTCGGTGGGGACGTAGCTGTGCCAGTAGGCGGCACGCGCCCATGGCGGCAGCCCCTTCCAGTCGACCATCTGCTTGCCGTTCTCGTCTTCGAGGTCACCGTAGGTATCGGCCAACCACTCGTTGAGCATGAAGCCCGCGGCGCTCATGACCCCCAGCGTGGCAATCTTCGTAGCCGTACCCGCACGTCCATTGGGGTCGCGGAAGTTCGCTCGGTAGATACGGTGCTGCCCAGCGATCATCGCGCTGAAGAATGGGATCGTGGCATTCGCGAACCCGATCAGGCCCATCGAGTCGCCCTTGCGCGAGAAGTCAGTCGACACCTCGCGCGCCAGGAAGGCACTGTGCCGCTTGCCCATCCCCTTGTTCACGCCACGCACGTACTCGCCAACGCGGTTCCAGTTCTCGATCGACCGGCCGATCTGGTTCATGAACTTCACCGGGTTCATCATCACACCAGTCGGATTCAGGTTCTCTCGTTTCAACTGGCGCGTCATCTGCTTCTCGCGCTCTTTCATGTTCTTGCGAAAGACCGAACCAGCGCCACCGTTCAGTGCGAACTCTTTGTACTGCTTGGTCTGGAACACGGTGTGGTACATGCCGTTGATGCCCGCGGTCAGGTGTTGCTTGCCCGTACGGGTCATGATGTTCGCAGAGATGGTGTCCCGTGCCAGGTTGGCGAGGATGAACCCAGGCTCAGCAACGATCATCATCGTCTTGAAGGCTTTTAACCGCCCCCAGGTTTTCAAAACGTCCTGCTGCATCGGCCGGTTCATCGCAGCCACCGCACGCACCAACAACTGGTCGTTCAGGTGGTAATACTCTCGCCTGCCGTTGCGGATGATGGTCATCACGTTCGGGTCGAGTGGCTTCGAGCCACCCAGGAAGATCGCGATCTCCTCGATCTTCTCGGGCATGCCACCCAGCCACTTCAGAGCAGCCTTCATCTCTGCGGGGTCCCTGATGCCGTAAAGATCATTCAGCTCTTTTTCCATGAACTTCGTCAGCTCGGCACGAGACAGCATCACACGCTCGTGACGCTCGGGAACCCGCGACAGGAACTTGCCAGCACCCTTAACACCCTGTGGGTTCTGTCCCTGGAAGTACGTCTCGTCGATCGGTCGCATCTGTGGGTGGATGTTCTCTGCCGCGGTGGAAACATTCGACACATCAGCCAGCTCGGTGCGCGCACGGTTCTTGAAAGCCGCATCGATCATGCGTGCCGGGCCATCCATCAGGTTCTGGAGCGGCTCTTTGAGCTGCCGAGCCGAGCCGAACATCCGCTCGACGCCCATGATGCTGGCGAGTTCGTCTCGCTTGCCACCCAGACCCTTGCGGCCTGCGCTCATCTCGCGGTGGAAGCTGAACATATACATGCGGCGCATCCACATCGCGCGCTGCTCCGCGCTGAACAGGCCCATCTGCTGGCCGAAGTCGGCCACTTCGTTCATATACTTCATCAACCGAGTGGCAGCCTTCTCGAACTCCGGTGTCGCTTTCATCTCGCCAGCCTGGATCGCTTCTTCGGGCAGCAGCTTCTCGCGGGTTCGCCCGAGGTTGACATCCTCTTGCGTCGCCTTCACCACCTCGCCGTGCTTGCCAAGCGCCTGACCCTTCAACTCCCTGGCCTGCACCGCAACGGCGTAGAGCATAAAATCCTGCTGGGCGTGCTTGGGCGTGCGGTACTTGTTCCCCATCGCGTCACGCTTTATACGGCCCACATCGAGCATGATTTCCAGGGGAATCTCGCCATCAGAGCGCCACTCGAATTCGTCCATGCGACTCTTCGGGTTGACCTTCAACTTCGGGGCCCCGTTGGACCACATCATCTCGCCGATCTCTGTCGTACTCCGCGTCCGGTAGAACGCTTCCGAGACGTTGTTCGCATCCTCGATGCCCAGCCTTCGTACCATGTTCGTCACACCATGGAAGTCATCGACGTTCTTCTGGATCTTCTCGTCAGCCCAGGTGTGCAGCACTTCGCCCGGGTCCTTCGCTGGGCCGATGCTGCCTTCGAGGATGTCGCCAGGTGGCTGCTTGTAGTATTCGCCAATCTCCTGCTGGGCAGTCCGCAGCGCCTTCAGCTGATCCGGTGGCAACTTCGAGAGTGCCGCCTCGAAACGCGCGAACGCATTGGGTGCTTCTTTCATCAGGTAGTTTGGGTTCGACAGCCAGTGCTTGACGAATTCCGCGAACCCCTCTTCCACCTTCCGCACGTCGTAGGACAGGTGGTGCAGCTCCTTCAACCAGGACGGCAGGTTCTCGACCAGCACCCGCTGGCCACCATGTGACACGGGCGTGTAATACTTCGCCTTGATCGCCGGGTCCTGGTGCATCGCCTTGCCCAACGGGCTGAACGAAGACAGGTTGTGACCGAACTCGTGGACGTGTGTCGGCAGGTCCCCGCGGCGCAACACCGTCAGATGCTGGGAGAATTCATCCGCTGACAAACCGCCATTCGCTGGTTCGTGCGAACGCTTGAACTGTCCCTTGATCACCTTTGGGGCACCCTGCAGGGGTTCTTTCAGACCGGAATAATCGACACCCACCCCGAACGCCTTGAACAGCTTGGCGATCACGTCCGGGTTTTTGATCACCTCCTTGCCATCTGCCTTGCGGCTCTGGCCCGGCTTCGGATCAAAACGAATCTGGCTTTCCTCATTGTGGGACCTGCCCTTCAAATCCAGGCGCCCACCGTTCTCGTCAACCGCATCGGGTCGCTTGTAGTCGGTCGGCTTCGTACGAATGGCGTGCTGCTCCAGTTCAGTCGCCCCGCGCGCAACGGGCCTCTCCCCCAGTCGACCCCCATCCGCCTGGGGTCCGCTGCGCGCGGGAGCTTCTTGACCTATGTCCACCCGACGCAGGTTCTCTGCCGCGGACGTGTCGGGCATGATCGCCTCGACCGCTTCCCGCTGCTTGACGAGACCTTCGACGCGGGCGTTCTCTTCGATTCTGCCGACGTTGAATTCATCCATCACCTGGTTTTGAACCACTGCGTCTTCCTGGCTGTTCTTGATCTTCTCTTTGGCCAGGGCCTGGGCGCGGGTCGGCTTGCCCTGCAGACGCAGGATCGGGTCGATGGCACCGCGCGACTTCGACCAGGCCATCATGCCAGCCATGGTGAGAGATTCGCTCAGCCGTTTATCGATCGAATCGTTTGGGTCGGACATGCCGTACACCGCGCCGCCCATGATGGCCGCACGCATGGGGCGAGACAGATGCTGGAGCGCGGGGAACATCGCACCGAACGCAGCCCCTTCGAGCCCGGCCTTCATCGACTCGACAAAGCCAGCCTCGGAGGCGCCAATCGCACTCTGCGCGCCAATGCCGATCGCAGGCGCCAGTATCGCTGCCGTTGCTCCTGGCACGCCAAGCGCCATCAGAGACGCGGCAGTCGTACCGATGGCTGCCATCCCGGCACCCACATGGATCGGAAGCCCGCCAATGACTTCCGCCAGGGTCTCACTGAAGTCCGCGTCCTTGGGTGTGGGGTTCTTGTCGTAGATGTCCTTCGTGAACTCGCGGAGTTTTTCGATGACACCGTCCTTACCCTCTCCGCTGTCACCCGGGATTAACTCCAGCGCGTTCGACGCCCAGTACGCCTGGTCGGCCATCGCCTTGGACAAACCACGCTGCATGGCTGCGATGTGCTCGTCTTCTGGCTCGAATTCCTTCAGGAACTTCGAGATCATCTTCTTCTGCGACGCCTCGGGCAGCTGCTGGAAGCCCGGATAGGCATCCGTCAACGCAGCCACCTGCTGCGGCAGTGCGGCCGACCGAAAGTCTGCCGATCCGAACAGTTCCGCGGCGGCGCTCATCAGTTACCGATCCCGAGGATGCCTTCGCGCAAGCCCTGCATCAGACCACGGGGCTCCGACGACCCACTGCCTACCGACAGTGCCGTACCCGCCGAGACGGAGGTCGGGTCGTCCACCGGGGTGGCACCTTTGAGCTTATCTGTCATCTGCTTCTCCACCCGTGCGCCTGCGCTCAGATTCGCGGACAACTCATCCTCGAATGTGGGGTTCGCATTGACCTCGCCGTTTGCCTTGGCATCTGCCTTCAATCCGAAATACTCCGCGAGCGCCTGTATCTTGCGCCACGTCCACATGAAAACTCCCTCGCTATCCGTTTCATCGTTGACCTCACCGGGGCCGATGCCCTGTCCGATGTCACCATTGGTGGTCAATGCCATGATCACCTTCGCGGCGTTCGTCGGGCCAATGGAGAAATTAAGATCGGAAGCCCAATCATCGATACCCGCTTGTTCCCGCAGCAGCTTGCGAGCTTCGGGGGTCATGGCTGCCATCGTGGCCCGGCCGTATGCGAGATGGTCTTTGGGGTGAGTGTAATCGTGCATCGCCTGGCCGAACGCCAGCCTTTCGAGTAAATCGCTGGAGTCGTCTCGCCTTCGCCAGTAGCCCAGCGGGTCCATCGCCGCGGCTTGCCACTCTTGGATCTTGTCCTGGTCCGCGTCTGCCCCCTTGGACTTTTCGGTTTCGATGCGGGCTTCCAGTTGATTGCGGAACTTACCCATGTGATGCCGCTGCGTAGCGCGCGCGGTCGATCCAGAGTTGCGTGACAAAATCTGACCCGCGGCAGCGTGGTCACCGCCACTCAGCGGGACCATCGCAGCGAAGGTGGTGCCAATCCGTTCCATCAGCGCAGACCGTTGAATCTGCATTTCCTCGCTGCCCCACCACTGCTTGAACGCACTCTCGCCGCCGCTCGGCTCTGCTTCACCCTCGCCAGAAGTTTGCCCACCGAGGACGTGCATGAGCCCCTGGTTGGCACCACCAGCCACACCGGTCGGCACATCTTCGCCGCGGTCCTCTGCGGCTGCCGCCGAATCGTTCATGATGTTCTGTGTTTCAGGGGCCTGGGCGGGCTTCTGTACCTGGGCCTGCTGTCCAGCCTTGGTGGATGGCAGGTTCTGCAACTCGTTGATGATCCCAGGCGCCAGTTGCGATTCCGCAGGCGCGAAGTTCGGCAAGTTGCCCTGGTTCGGGTCAGGCTGTTGCGGATACCCTTGGGGCCCGCCCGGGAATACGCCCCCGCCTTGTGCGATATTGACCATTACAGTGATCCTTGCAAGTACATCGCCATCAGATCATCCTGGCTGGAGAATCTTGCGTAGGGGTTCTCGCGTGGACCACCAAGCTGTGGCGGACTGATCGATGGGGGGCTGATCCCAGCGGCCTGCCCGGTTCCGTCGGAGTCATCACCACCACCCATCAGTTGGGATGCCCTCGTCAGGTTTTCCCTACTCGTCAGGTTTTCCTTGCTGAACGTATCCTTCAGCGAACTCTTCATCGAATCCATCATGGAAGGCTGCTGAGCGCCACCCGAGCCAGAGGTACTCTGCGGGGCTGCCGAAACTGCGTCACCAACGAACTGCGGTGGCGTGCTTTGCATGGGACTCGATGGCGCGTTGATCGATGGACCACCAGACCCGGCTTGCCCGCCCATCGGTTGATTGGGGAACATCGGATCGACAGCACCCGGCATTGACGGATTGGCCCCAGGCATCTGGGTTCCGCCGCCCATCGCGTTGACTGGGGTCTGTCCACTCAGGCCGTGGATGCCTGCGCTCGCGCCTGGGTTGCCACCAGCCGACATGCTCTGCATCAACCCCTGTGGGGCCTGCGCGAACGAACTACCCGTACCACCAGCCACACCGCCACCCCCTTCGACCACACCGCCAGCGACACCTTCAATCAAACTACCCGCTTGCCCAGCGGTCCCAGCGACGCCCTCCGCGCCACCGCCGAAAATTCCCGCAATGCCTTCGGCGGCTCCACTGACAGCACCACCCACGCCTTCCACCACACCACCAGCGACGCTGGCAATCGAGCCACCCAAAGAACTCGCCGCACCACCAACGGTGCTCGCCACGGTGCTCGCCGCACCACCAATGGCGCTGCCGACTGCACCGGCAGCCGTGGCGACGCCAGTTCCGATGGCCGACGCAGCCGCACCGACTGCACCCAGGACTCCTAGCAAAAACGGCATAACAACTCCCTATCCTGGCCCGCCACCACTGGGCATCGGCATCAATGCGCTCCCGACCATTCCGATGTAGTCCATCGTGCCGAGCTTACTGGTGTTCTTCGTCGTGCTGAACTGGCTACCCGATTGGATGTACTGCTGGAATTGGCTCAACGCTTCGTACGGCGCGTACTGCTCGAAATTGAATCGGTCCATCATCTCGTTGATCTGCAGCTGCGCGTACTGGAACTCGTCGCGGCCCGCCGCAGCCAAGGCACCTTGCTCGTTGAACTGCTGCTGGCGCAGACCCAGTTGCGCGCCTTGGAGTGACACCGCCTGGTTGCCAGCCTCGAACTGTCGGCCACGCTCTGCTTCGTAGGCACCGGCATACAGACCCGAGTACATCTGGCTCAGCTCTTGGCCCAGGTCGCGGCGCCCCGCGCTCATTGCCGCCCCTTCGGCATTCATCCCGGTGTTCGGACCCATCGAGCGGCCCGCACCACCGAAGCGGCTCGCAATCGCTGGCGCCACGGTACGGCTGTACGAGCGGGTGATGTCTTCTGCAGCCGCGTCACCCGTCGCTCGAAGATTCGGGTTGGTGAATGGAGACAGGTACTCGCCCGACAAGGTCCGCTGGTTCTGATCCAACGCACCGCCCAACGAGTCGATATTGAAATTGCCCACCAGGTCGGAGATGTTCTGCGTCGCCTGGCTGGAATACTCGTGACGATCGGCAAGCGTCTGGCCGGGGAAGTATTGGAGCGGCCCCTGGTCGTAGAGCGCATTCGCCTCGGCGTACAGTTTTTCCAGCTGTATCCCGTGTGGCTTCCAGGGCTTGGTCTCTGATTTCTGGCTACCCGTACTCATTCCAACACCTTCTCGAATGCAGTCGCGACTTCTTTGTAGTCCTTCAACATGCGCCCCCAGCCACGACGTCCTTCAGCGGTGACGGACACGCAGCCTTCCGATCGCGCGAAGGCTTCTATCTGTTCCAGGCTCTTCGTCATCACATGGGTCTCCGTCAACCCGTGGGTCGTCGCCCCCACGTCCGTTCCGCATAGAATCATCTTCAAAATCTTGGCGCCGCTCACGAAGACCACCATCTCGGTCACGACGCAACCAATCGTTTCCTTGTCCTCGATCAGCATCCAGATTTGCGCCATCCCACTGTCGTGCATGTGCATCACATCTTCGAGCGCCATCTTTCCCTTGACCATGGCCAACGGCTTCTCCAGATACTTTGCGATCTTCTCCTTCAGATACGGACCCGCCGTACCAGGCGGCAGTACCAGGCATTGGAACTCAGCCGACGAAGACGACGAAGAATTTTCGATCTGTTGATGGATCTGAATCATGATGAATGGTGGCACTCCCAATTTTAGGTTCTACCCACACGTTCATTGTGGACGCTCCCACCGATGCAGGCGTGAGGTTCACGGAGATGTCTGGCCTGCACTTTTCGTACATCACCACTGTTTCCGTGGTATCTGGATCGATGTCCACTGTGAACTGGTTGTTCGTCTGTCCAGAGAGCGCCTGGTTCGTCGCGTCTCCAAGTTTCCTGAGATGCTCCATATCGTCATTCCAAAAGACGGGCACCTTGACGCTCTGTCGCGGCTTGTTCTGATGGCTCATTTCATTCCCGATGATCGACTGGCGATGTCGCAGCCGATGGCGTTGTCGAATGTCGGTGGAAGGTTCACGCGGATGCGGTGGTAGCGACCATCTGACCGTACCGAGCAGGCCCCGTGATCTTCCTGCCCGGCCGCACGTCCATACTGCAGCACCACATCCGGGCGCGGGCGTCGCGGCAGGCCAGCCACCTGCACCGTGACATCGGCGCCATCCACCAGCGGCCTGACCTGCGTCATCAGGGCGCGGCCACCGGGTGTCAGCTCGATGTCACCCGTCTCGATGATGCCATTCAGGTTGGAACCCGTGAAGGTCGATAGTATGTTCGAGCTGTCGTAGGCACTCAGCGTGGCCGACCCCACCGGCGTCACCCGCTTGTCGAACGACTCCACGTCCTGGGGCGGGTCTTCCAGTTCGTCTGGATCGTCTGGCGGGTTATGGACAGAATCCAGGTCGGCGCCCGGTGTGAACGACCAGCAGAGCACCTCTGCAGTCACCTCGGCATCGGTGAACTGGTCGAGCGCCCAGTCGTAGATCAGCATCTTGTTGGGTGTACCATCCGCATCGTGGCCCGAGCCCGGGTACAGCACGTAGACGCGCGTCTCGTTCGGGTCGCGGATCGCAGTAACCCGGTAGAAGAAATCTTGGTCGATGTCCGACAGGATTTGCTGGTTGACCTTGTCTTTTCCGATCGGCTTGCTGGTCGTGTAGTCGAACAGGTAGAAGCCGTCTTCGGACAGATAGAAGACGTGTCGCCCAATCGGGACTGCCAACTTGGGGATCAGCAGTCCACGGTTGGGTTCCACGCGATTCAGGGCGAAGACCACGTCACCCCCTACATAATCCATGCGCCAGACGGCGTGTTCCTGAAAGATGGCGCCCACCTCAGAACCAGAGACGACGGCGTTGATGTGCCCACCCGAGCCTTCCAGCCGTTGCTTGTCCGACTGGCTCGACACCGCCAGGTCTGAACCGCGCTGTGGCCACGACAGCGGGTTGTTGATTGTCGCCCAGGAAATCGCATCGGTCTGCAGACCATCGACCGGGTCATAGATGTTCCCGGCCACCAGGAAGTTGTCGATCACGCCAATGTGCCGGGCGCGTGGCACCGCGGGGGCGAGGGTCAGGTCCTCCACGTTCTTGAACTTGGCCGTAGCCGAGAAGTCAAGAATGTTGAAATACTGTATCGGATCGATGAAGTTCGTGGCGAAGACGGTCTCGCCGAACGCCGCGAACTCCCAGTAATCCTCGATGCCAGACTGGTAGCCAATCGTCCGAGACACATCGGTCGTGGCGGTGTCGCTGGTCGCGTAGAGCTTCTTCTCATCGCCCGCGAAGGCGTAGACGTTGGTGGCGAAGTCCGTCCCGCCAATCGCACCGCGCGCATAGTCGTCGAGCGCACCAGCGTTCGGACGATTCGAGAGCGATGCCAGCGGGCCATAGCCACCGCCAATGGGGACCACATTGCGCGCGACCGTGGTGCCCTGCTGGTTGACCAGCGGCGGCAGGTCAGGCACCCAGGGCCCGAACATGTACCGCTTCATGTTGTATTGCTCTGGCGCCCGCGGAACGAGTGGCTGTCGTTCGGCTGCATGTCCGGTCGGATCTGCAGCGGTCCACCCCCCGTACGGTTGCGATACTCCATCTGCTTGTACGACATCTTCGCGCGCTCGTAGAGCTGTCCCCACAGCACGGTTCGCGCGTCATCCCCGATGAACGGCGCCGAGTGCATCAGCGCGCCATACAGGATGCAGTCGGGTGCATCTTCCAAAACCTTGTTGGACGGGTTCTTCTGGCTCAGCGGTGCCAGCGCCCCGCGGTAGATCAGCGTGTAGGTGTCCGTGGTGGTCGGGGTCGGTGCCAGGTACAGCCGCTTGCCAACCATCGCCGCCGCCGACGGCAGGGTGTTCGCACGGCCGTTGGTTCGGATGTCGTTCAGCTTGTCGATGCTGACGATGTTCAGGCTGTAGGCCGAGCTGGTGTTGATACGGATGTGGCGCAGTGTCAGCAGGTTGCTGGGCAGCTCGATGAACTCGTCGTTGCCCGTGAACTCTCCGTCCACGACGTACTCGGAATCGCGCAACGGAATGTCGCGCTCCAACTCGTGTTCGACCAGTCGGATGAAGTCCGGGATCTGGTCCATCAGGTCGCTGCGCCCGAGCGTGTCCGCAATCGTCTGCACGATTTTCTCGAAGGTTTGCAGTCCTCCAGCAGACAGCGGCGCGGTCATGAGTCAAGCACCTTGTTCGAGGAAGTAGATCCGCGGAAATAATTGCGGAATGGCTTCTTGCCCAGATGCCCAGTCGACGTGCGCAGAAACGCCCAGTCGGGGTCATCGAGCTTCGACATCAGCTTCGGGGTGTCCGCGCTGTCCCACCAGCGGATGCCCTCTTCCTTGTACCACTTGTCGAGGATCACGAACGGGATCGAGGCGGCATGGCGCATGTCGCGCGAAGGTGTGTAGCCGTCCATCCCGGAGTTTTTGAACTTCTTGTTGCGCTCCAGGACGTCCGTGCAGTCCTGCACCTCGATCGTCTTCAGGACGTTGTCCGACTCGTCGACCTCGATGCCTGTACGGACGCCGCCAGGCTGGTGATCCATGTCCCAAATAATGCCCATACCATTCCTAAAAGTTTTCGAGTGCGATCTGGACGAAGTCCAGGGTGTTGCCGCTGTTCGCGTCCTCTGGGAAGTACACCAGGAAATGCGTGTAGCCATGGGTCTGTACGATCACGCCAGGCTGCCCCATCATCAGTCGCAACCCATCACCCGCGACCACGTCACCCACCACGGGCGGATCGCCAGCCGCGTTCCTGGGGCCTGCGAGCGCCGCGCCGAGCCAGTCGCCGTAGACGCCCGCGGTGCCCGTATCCGATTGCGTGGCCTGGATGTAGACGAACTTCGGCTTGTTGCCGCTCAGTCCCACCTTGATCAATACCAGCGCATTGGCCGTCGTGACAGCAGTGTCACTGCTCGACGTCTGACCGTATGACAGAACTTCCAGTGAGTTGCTGTGTCCCATGGCTACCTTCCGAACGTGACGATGAAGGCTGCGGAGCCCAGCGTGCTGCCACCATCACTGATGATTTCGAGCCCGCACGCAGTGTTCGCCGCGAGCAGGTCCAGGTGTTGCGCTTCTCGGACGAGGTTCCCTGTCGATTTCGAGAATTCCACGACGTGTGTTCTGCCGACCGCAGCGGCCGTATTCGTGATGGTCAGCGTCTGTGCTGACACGATGCTTCCGATCTCGAAGGTGATCACGGAAACGTCACCGGTATGGAGAGCCACTTCGATTGCCGTCACCCGTTTGAGATACCCAGCCTGGGGAATCGGAATGAACGCGAGGACGCCGCCACCAGCAGTGGCGACCACTGGCACATAGATGTGGAACTCGGAAAGATCGTGCTGTTCGACTTTGGCCATTACGCTCTCCCTATCGTTACGATGAATGCGGCTTCGCCGGTGTCGCCGCCACCCACCCCGGCCCACCAGAAGATGCTATCACCGAAAGTCAGTGTATCTCCTTCCTCTGCACCATTCGCCAACCGATTCTGGCCAGCCGATGGCTTGGCGAATTCCTGCACAAAACATTTGCCAAGCTCACTGCCTTGCGTGATGGTCATTGTGAACGTGCCTCCATTCACTCGAAGGGTGTTATTCGTCAAATTGAAAGTAATCACAGATGAAGCGGTGAGCTGGACAACATTGATGCACACCGTGATTTTCTTGATGTATCCTGCGGCTGGAACGGGTACATAGACGGGTGTAGAATTGACATCGAAGTTCCCAGTGTAGATGTGGTAGTCGCTCAAGGGGTGTTGGAAAACCTTCGGCATCCTATTTACCCACCACGATGGTGATGTGAATCGAACCCACGGTGCCACCACCATTGGAAATAATCGCTAGCGAACTTCGATCGGCGTCTATGTCTCCATCCTGGGACACCTTGCAAGCAGTCAGCGGATTCTCGCTGAATGTGATGGAGTGAATGTCGCCGATAACGGCATCTGCTGGAATATCGATCTGGTTCACGAGCGACACGAACCCCAACCGAAACTTGATCGCGCAGATGGCATCCATGTTCGCCCGCACCACAGCAATAGCGCGAAGGACGTGGCCAGATCGTGGAATCGGCATCACCGTCAACGTCACCGGATCGAACGTGTCGAGGGTATTGGCGTACATGTAGACTTCGGAGAGATCGAGTTGTTCATTGACAGACATGACTACTGCCTCACTGTGATGATGAAAGAGTAGACAGAGTCGGCTGTAGTCTCCCCGTCACCGATGATTTCCAAAACGCAGCCGTCAGTGATCACGTCACCGTGCTCTGCTTCCAGTGCAACTAAATTCCCGCCAGCAGAGGGCCGATCGATCTCCACCACATGGCTGTCACCCGTCACATCAGCGGCCAACAGCGTGATCGCCGCAGTCGCTCCGTCCGACTTCAGCAGCACACCATCCAGCTCGAAGGTGATGTCAGTGGCAAGATTGAGTGCAATGTCAGTAGCCTGCGCAACGATTCTAGTGATGTATCCAGACTGCGGAATCGGAACCCAGACAAGCGTCTCCGCAATCTGTGTCACCGTCACCTGCGCAACGCTCAGATGGTATTCCGCGAGATCCGGTTTGATCGCAAGTGCCATGAGCCACCTCAGAAGCCGCCGCAGCCATTTACACAACTGCGGCGGCTTCCAGTTTCTACGCGACTGTGAGGTCTGCGACGATGCCCGAGGCGTGCGGGTTGCTGGCGCGGAGCGTGTACTCCACCAGCAACATGCGCTTCTCGGAGTCACCGGTCTTCGCCAACGGGAACTGGCGGAACCCTCGCAGGTAATCCACCGACCACATGTTCGGCGTGATCACCAGCACCGAGCGTTCTCGACTGAACCGGTTCGGAACGATGCGGCACTCGCCGAAGTCCGACACGTACACGTCGATCGCAGTGACCAGCCGCATGTCCTCTGAGCGGTCGAACCGGGTCGTGTTACCACTGAACGCCGATGCGGCCTGCTTGTTGAACGATCCGGTCATGACCACGGTGGGGTCTCCACCCTGATCCCAGCACTGCTTGATCACGTCTTTCAGGTCGGCTTCCGCGAACGCGCGCTGCGTTCCGTGCACCACTGCAGCCGTGGGCTCGAAGCCATCCGTGCTGGCTGGGGCGGTGGCATCGGCCGCGTAGTTCGCGGGCTGATGGCTGCCAGTCCAAGCTGCTGAAAGACCGTCGGTCATCCAGGTCTCGTACGGCGTCAGCTTCCGCGTCGGAGCGGTGGTGGTGCCTGCCAAGAACAGCTGCGGAACCGCCGCGGCCGTGGCGCGCCCAGCAATCAGGATCGTCTCCATGTCCCGTTTCAGCTCTTTGGCCCTCTTCGCGAGTTGGAATGCCAGCTCGCTCTTGCGACCTGCCTTGTCCACCGTCTCCGAAGTGCCCGTGATCAGCACGGTCTTGTTGCTGATCTGGCTCCGGTTCTGGATGCGCGTGGTCTGTGCGACTTCCGCGAACGTGGCCTCGTCACCTTCATCGTTGAAGTTGGCGACATCGACGTCCAGCAGATCGTCCACACTCCACTCGTGCGTGGTGTTGGTCGCCGTACCGCGTCCGATCATCATCATGAACGGTGTTTCGGTCGGCGAGATGTTGTAGATGATGTCCGACAGGTCTTCGCGCATCGCACCTGCGGTTCCGAGATCGTACGTGTCTACGGCGTTCGCAATGAGTGCCATTAGTCTATCAGTGCCTCCATCAGCGCAGCCGCGTCCATATCGGACCCTGTTCGTTTCAGGTTCGACACGCGCGCGTTGTGCTGTTTCTGAGCGGCATTCCGGTCATCCCCACGTCGTGCGCTCGACTTGAGCGAACCGCGTGTGGATGGAAGTCGCTTCAGCTTCTCGATCTTCTTGGGGGCCTGCTTTTGTAGCTGGTGGAACTTTGCTGCCTGATACGCCACCAGGAGGAACCGGTGGTCTACCAACCCATTGATCTCTTCCTGGTTGAACCCGGATTCGACCAAAAAATTCTGCACTTCTGTCATCGCACCGGCTGCTGTCTCTTGCTTCTTCCAGTCGGGCATCTTGCGATGAAGGACTTCCATCTCGCGCTGGCGCTGGCCAGCCGAGGCGGTCTGTACGCCGGTGTCTCGCTGGTTTTCCATGCGTTTGAGCGCATCCACCGCTGCGGCAATCTTGCCGTGCGCGTCCTGCTGCTTCTGCTTCATGATCAGGTACGCAGTGGGATCTTCCTGCTCTAACGCCTGCCAATTCACGTTGCCGAATTCGGCCTGGATGATGTCGATGGCGACCTTCGTATGCGCCGCCAGCTGCGTCGCCTGCTCAGACCCCTGGGCCTGCAGCTGCTGGTCCATCGCCACCAGGCGCTCTTCGGCAGCCTGGATCTGGTGCCAGCGGTCGGCCGCTTCGGGCGCAATGCGGAACGATTCCAGCGCAGAGGCCAGCGTGACGGTCCCGTTGGGGCCTTCGACTTCGAGGTGGTTGAGAAAGTCTTCCTCGGGCATCTCGAACTCGCGGGCCAGATCGGCCAGCGTGTTGATGCCACGGTCCTCGCCTTCGGGCTCTGCTTCTGGCGCTTCTGGATCAACTTCGTCAGCCGCTTCGGCCGCAATCGGCTCTTCGGGCTCTTCGCCAGCCTCGTCAGGCGCCGCAGCGAGCGGCTCCTCGGACTCTTCGGGCGGAATCTCTTTTTCAGACCGTGGGGTTTGGGTAGACGGGTCTACCGGAGCTTCTTGCGTGTCCACTTCCAGAAAGGACTGCAACCGTCCATGAATGTCTTCGGTCTCAATGCTGCCCGCTTGGGGCGGTGTCGGCGCTGCCATCCCAGCCTGCTATTCGTCGCTCCTGGGCTTCTATATCCTGCCGATCGGATTCACTTTTCGCCGCCATCTTCCCTGTCTCGATGATGTGTGTCAACTGCCTTCTGAATTCCTTGCACGCCGCCAGCATGCGATACGCCTCTTCGCGTACATCACCCTGTGACAAAGCTGAATTCATCCAAGCCGATGTGAACTTGTTCTCTATGGTGTCCAAGCATTCCTGAAGTAATTCATTATCCAGCAAATTTTTTGCTTGCCGACCCCGCACCATCTCCAGTTCGGAATCAACCATCGTCGTTGTCGTCGTTGATGCGCGCGACAGCCGTGGTGGCATCGGCCTGAATCTTCGAGATCCGCTCTTGCATGGCTAGCCGCTCGCGTTCGAGTTCCGCCTTCTGTGCCAGTTCCTTCTGGCGGAAGTTGTCCATCACCTTGTCGTTCATCAGCTTGACCTTCAGCTCCTCGGCGCCCAGCAGAACTTCCTGCCTGTTGTCGCGCTCGCGTCGCTTCGACTCTTCCTCGCGTTGGCGACTCTTCAGCTGCTCGGCCTGCAGGTCCGGGTCGGGCGGCGGCTCCGCGGGCTTGTCGTTCGGGTCAGTGAAGTACATCTCCGCGTTGCGCAGCCCCATCGCTTCCATCAGCTTCACAGCGGCGTTGTAGCTGTTCTGCTGGGTCACGGTATCCAGGCCGCGGGTGGCCATTTCGCCCTGCAACTGCAGTACCTGCATCAAGAAGCCAATTCGCTCCTGCGACTGGCCGACGCCCAGACCCACCTGCACCTCGCAGTCCATCTCGGCATTCCAGGTCGACGGATCGATCTCCACCCACTTGCCGCGCATGCGGATCACGCGCTGCTGGACCGGGTTCGCGATCATCAGCTTCAGCTGCTTGCGGAACAGATCGCGTACGCCCTCGGCGAAGATGCGCGCGATCAGCTCGATCCGCGCGTACGACGCGCTCATCATCTGGGACACGCCGGTTGCGGTGGTGTTGGCGAAGGACGACGCATCCAGGCCCTGGTTGTGCTGCCCAGCTCCGGTACGCATCGTTCGCACGCCTTCGAGGAATTCCATCATGTGGAACGAAACCTGGTTGAAGGGCTGGGTCGGCAGTGGGTTGACCATGCCGGGGGCCGTGACACGCACGATACCACCCGGTCGCGACGTCAACAGATCGTCAATCTCCACTGCGCCGTCAACGACCTCGAACCGGCCATTGTTCACCAGGTACATGTTGTCGAGCATTTGCCTAAGCAGAGTCGAGCGAATCACCTGAAGGTCAGAAACCTGGTCGGCAATCGACAGGCCGAAGAACTTGTGCGGCATCGGGATCGGTGTGATCGACGTGAACGGCTGGTTGTTGATTTCGATGTCTTCGAGGATGGTGATCGACTGCTCGCCCACCACGGTGATCTTGCGCAACTCGGCATAACCATCGCCATCTTCATCGAGTCGCACGTAGCACTCGGTGGTCCAGATTTCGCGCGATGCCGGGTCGGCACGCTCGGCGGTGGTGACGGGGAACGATTCGTCTTCGGTGAGCCGCTCGATGCGGCCTTCGGTGTACTCGGGCGTGTCGTCACTCGGTAGTGTCGTCACGATGTCGCGATCGAAGCCCAGTGCGATCAGGTCCGACACGGTCACCTTCTTGCGGTGCGCGGTGAACGCGGTGGCGTCGTTCAGCTCGATCGTGCGCCGTGCGATCAGGAACTCTTCCGGTGGCACGAGATCGATCTTGATCTGGCCCACAGGAACTCGCTGGCGGATGCGGATGTCGTAGGTGCCATCTTCTCGCTGGTCGAACGCAATCGGCTCCTTGGTGTTGTCCTGCAGCAGCAGCTGCACACCCGAGCCGGTCAGGCCCCGGTAGGTCTCCACCTTCGGCTCCAGGCGCTCTTCGTAGTACGTCTTCACGATGCCGTTCTTCTCCAAGAGCGCATCCTTGAACCAGTCGTGCAGTACCTGGAAGCCACGGTTCTCGTTCATGAAGGTCTGGTTGATGTACTCCGTGGCCTGCTCACAGCCCTCTACATCATCGGGGCCGCGCGGCAGGAAGCGGGCGATGTACTGACCACCCGTGAACATCCGCATCAGTGATGGAAGAATCCACTCGATCGTGTCGGCGACGTCGGTCAGGATCACTTTCGACCGGCCATCGACCTCGTTGCCGAATTCGCGGCCATAGTAGAAGCGCAGCGCGCGGATGCGCTCTTCGTTGACCTGGGACCCGAGGCCACCGAGTGCATCTTCGATCTCGTGTGACAGGATCGATTTGACCTGCATCTCATCGAGCGGCTCATCTTCCTTAACGAGTGCAACCGGATGGTTGCCACTGTAGTCGATGGGGCGCTCTTCAAACTCGCCGTCGCCGTACACGTAGTCGTCTTCAGCCATTACGTTTCTCCAAACCATCGGGGTCTACGCCCAGTTCCAGCTCGCGAAGCATCGCGGGGCGACGTGTGGGTGGCATCGTGTTGCCGCTCTTTCCGACCTTCTCGTTGTAGGCTCGCTCCAGCCTGATATAGCGTTCCGTCAACTCGGAAACATCTTTCTGTAGCTGCTTGATGTCGCGGTCATGATCTCGAACCGTCGCGGGGATACTTTTCATACAATGGCCATTGGCGGATAGTTGACTTTCCGGTCGTCACGAATCTGACGCATCCCGACTGCCAGCGTCCGAAGCGCATCGGCGGGGTGAGAGGCCCAGTTGTGCAGGGGTTTGTCGCGGAAGACGGACTCACCGTTCACGCCCGCTTCATCGCTGATTTTCTCTTTGGTGTACTGCCGCAGCCCTTCGATGCCATCCTTGCACTTCTCTTCATCGATCCAGCAAGTGGGCAGCATCAGCCGCACGGCATTGATCCCATCGGTGAGCGAGATGCGTTGCACGACGCGCATGCGTAAACCGAACAGTCGGGCCTGTTCCACACGGGTTTTGCCCGTGCCCAGCTCACGCATCATCGCGTCGTGCGGTACGAGGTGTTCGCTATACACATACGGCTTCTCATGAAGAACCTTGGCGTAGTGTTCCAACCCCACCCCGCTGGACTGGTAGTAGTCGATCAGGTGATTCTCTCGTCCCACGCGCTGGTGGAACCAGATGCTGGTGGCATCGGCCATGCCCAGGTCCCAACTCGTCGTGACGGGAAGGCCCGGTTCATGGGGAACGGACGTGATGCGGTGCGTCTCGCGCTCCCCTTCCATCATCGCCTGTAGCTGATCGCCCCAGTACGAGCCGACCAGCGGCGCATCGAACGAGCAATAGAATTCCTGCTGCACCATTTCTTCGGGCATTCCCTCGGCTCGCTCGTCCTCGATCACTTCTAACGGCGGTACACCCGTTCGGTCGGATGTCAGTACCTCGGCAAACCAATTTTTCGATTTCTCGGCCATTCGCAGCGTTCTATAGCCGTGATTCCGTCCGCGCGGGGTGTAAATGAACACCGCCCAGCCACCGTTCTCGGCGAGAATCGGGCGCAGCAGCTCCCACACAGTGGGGCTCATCAGCGACCATTCGGAAAAGATTACACCGATGGGGTTCGCACCAACGAGACGATCAGGTTCGTCAGCCCCGACCACCTGGTAGGACGAGCCGTTGGCGAACCAGAGTCCCATGGTGTCTTGTCGCTTGCGAACAATGGGGCTTCCTTCTTCCCCGATGTGGTCATGTCCAGGGAAGTGATCCAAGAAGGCCCGACCGTCACGAGTGCGCCCTTCCCAGACCACCTTTCGACCCTGATTGTAGGTCGGTAGTACGTGCCAGTAGAGGCCAACCCTTTGAAAGACTTGGCACGCACACCAGTTGATGGCGAACAAATCCTTCCCGGCGCGCCGATGCCACACGAGGGCGCTCCGTTTCTTACCCGCTTCCAACGCTTTCCAGGCTGCGGCCTGGTATTCACGCGGTCGCCATTTGAAGGGGAGGTCAATTTCCACTCACATCTCGTTGTATGGACTCTTCTTGGGTTTCTTCTCCGCTTCCCGCATATTCGGCCGCGGCCTTTGCTTCAGAACGCGGGGCGGGGGTAGCAGGTTCGGCGACGGTGCGGGTGCCTTCTTCTCTTCGTCTTTCGGCATGTCACACTCCGTTGGGAATTTTGGTGGACGGCATCGAGCCCTCGTGCTTGGCGATGAACTGACTCGCTGCATACACCAGGTTGGATGGGCTCTGCGGTCGCACGCGACGCATCTTTGATAGCGCCTCTGTGAAGATGCCATAACAGGCGGTAGCAACGGGTAGGTCCCATTGCTGGGCCAACAGCACGACATCGTCGTATTCCGGGTCGGTCATCATCACACGTACCTGTCGGCGGCGTGCGATCTCGCTGATGGGTTTTCCACTTCCGTGGCGGGGGCCACCTTTACTCATGGGGGATTTCCTTTATGGCATCGACATTGGCAGCGATTTCCTTCGCAGCCGTGATGTCGATGTCGATGGTGTCCTGACCGCCGTCGTAGAGACGATTGATTACGATGGTCAGGTTGTTGGCAGTCTTCTGCCCACCGGTGTCTTCGCGCGCGTCGGGTCGCCCCCATGCCTGGCTGAGCAGGTCCATTGACGCCTGTCGGCGCACGTTCGGTGGAACTTTCTTACCGTTCATCAGCGTGGCCAGTGTGCTGATGGCCTTCGACGTATGCTTACGCGCAGCCTCGCGGACCTGGCTATTCAGGCCCGATTCAAAGGCGTTGACCAGCGATACGTCGTCGATGTCTTTCATCTACTCGGTGACAGCCTTGGCTTTGTTCGGCATCGCGTAGACGAACACGAGGGCCATCACGCTCGTCAGGGCCGTTGACAGGCCCGATGACGTGATCTCCGTCAGCCCGATTTGGTGGGCGAGCGGAAGCAGCCACGGTACGGCGAAGGCTACGAGTGCTTTGGCGACGTTTTGCAGTATTGCGATCATGTTCTTTCCCCCAGTTCAAAGTGTCCAATGTCCATGAAAGTCTGGTCGTACTGGTCCCAGTCCTGGTCCCAATCGCCACCCCACCGCACGCTTTCATCGTGATCGTATGCGAAGGCCATGATCACACCCGCTAGCAGGATGAACTCTTTTTTGTGTTCCCAGCGGATATGTGGCTTCGTTTTGTGGTAAGGGGCGAGATCGACTGCAAGGGACGGGTCTTGGTTGTGCTTCGAGTTTGGCCACTGCTTGGTGGATGCACCCGACTCGAAGGCTTCGGTTTGCTTTTGGATGTCGCGATGGCCGCAGATGACTTTGAAGTCGAGTAGCTCGATGGCGTCGCTGAGTATTGGCCACCAGCGCGCGTCGAGCGTGCCGATCTTGTCCTGCGAGCTTTGGCCAAATTTCGGCATCAGCGTTCGTACGTGTCCATCTTTTGCATCACCTTCTTCACGTACTCCCGTGTCGACTTCGGCCGTTGGGAAAAGCCGTTCTTCTTCATGTTGCCCATGCCCCAGTTGTATTCGGTAAGGGCCATCTCTATATCGCCGTTGTTCCGTTTGAGCAGTTTGGCGATGTAGCGCGCGCCACCGAGCAGGCTTTGGGAAGGATCTTCGGGGTCTGTGACCCCCAGCTCTTTGGCCGTTTCAGGCATCAGCTGCATCAGGCCAATCTCTCCACTGGTCCCTTTGGCCTTGGGGTCCCAGGAAGACTCCACTGCTGCGACAGCAGCAAGCAAATGTGGATCGATTTTGTGTGCTTCCGCGGCACCCTTGATGTGGGCTTCGTTGTAGCGGCGTGTGCGCGTCGCTTGGGTCTTGGGCGGTTTCGATCGCGGTACGGCCTTGACCACGGTCGCTTCTTCTGTCGGACGCTGTATTCCTTCCCGGACCAGTGCGTTCACCGCTCCCGACTCGCGGCCTAACGACTCGCCAAAGTCCCTCATTGTGGAACCGATCCTGCTGGACGCCAGGTATTCGGAGAGTGACGGTTTATCCCGGTTGGCGTAGGCGTCGGCCTTCTCGAAGAAGTCGCCAAAAGACGTTTGCGGGTCCGGGGTGACCTGCTTCATCTCGTCGATGATGGCTCTGGCCATGCCGTGGTTGCCGACTTTCAGCAGCATGCGTCGGGCGGCGCCACGCAATCCTTCCCCTCTCGGGGCTTCTGGAAATTCGTCTTCGACGAAGTCAGGTTTGGGTCCTGCGGCTCCCCAGCTCCGCTCCATGGCATCGGGGGCAGCGTCGTGGTCGTCTGCTGCCGGGTCGTGGACGGGTTCGGGTTCAGTCGCTGGTTCTGAGAGACGGAAGTTTGGGTCACGTCCTTCGGGTGTGTAGATGTCTTCGTGGGCGTACGGCTTAGCCATATTTGAACCTCGCGGCCTGTTTGCGGAGGGCCTCTTCGGCGTCCCCCACATCAGACCATTCGAGTTTGATCCGCTTGTCGGCATTTTCGCCTTCGTGGACCACATCACCGAGTCCCTGGATGTCTTCGAGGCGGATGCGCGAGTCGGCCATCGTTTCGCACCCTTGGGTCCAGTGAATCCAGAATTCGGCAATCGACTCCATATCGGTGAAGTCGAGAATCTTCACGCCGGTGTGGAGTTCCTGCATCGACCAAAACGCTGGAAACGAGCCGCCCTCGCGCGAGATCGAGTCGATCACCTTGAGCGGGTGGCGCACGAGGTGGATGATCTGGTCAAAACTGTACTGGGTCCGACCCGGCTCTTTGAACGACGGGTCGCCGGGGATCAGCCAGGCAGCGTTGACGGTGCCGTCTTCACCCATGCGTTCGTGGTGGACGCGCATGCCGAACCGCTGCAGCAGCTTGGCGAAGAACTGCGTCCCGGATCGTGGAGATCCGACCACGAGCAGGCGCTTGGCATCCATCAGCGCGTTTTGGAGGTGTGCTCCCGCTCCATCGGGCTCATCATGAGCCTGGTGGGGCCGGGGTGGTCGAACTCCTTGTTGCCAACTTCCTTCGTGCTGTCGGAAATCTTGGTGACGTCGATGAACGGCAGGTCCTGGCCATCTTCACGGGTGCCAGGTTCCAGCACGAAGTTCGGCTTGATGCCCTCTGGGGCCGTGCCGAGACCCGCGCATTGACGTGATTTGGTGTTGAGATTGTGTTCCATCATTTCCCCCTGGGCGCCAGTCGGGCGGTCGGACAGTAGTGGGGAGCATTCCACCCAGCCCGACCGCCACTCCGACTGACATGACGCCGCGGAACCTACCTGATCGGGCGATAGGGGGCCAAATTCGCTATACCGGTAACAGGAGGAAACAGGATGGCAACGATCGAATCACCGAAGTACAGCGACGGCACGAGCGTCACTTACATCGTGCAACCTGACACTACGGTCTACACGCCGATGGCGGTCAGCGATGTGATCAACAACATCTCGGAATCGGACACGCCGTTCATGACGGCAACGGCAATCGTCGAGACGGTGCATCGGGTGGCGGCGGAAGCCCGCGCGAAAGAGAAAAAGGCCGAAAAGGTCGACGCATACGACTGGTGCCTATGAAAAAGCACCTCTGGATTCCGGTGGGTATGAGCGAGTTCCAGTGCCGAAAATGCGACTGGAAAGTGGCTTCGACCCACCTGTTCAACGGCGGTGGAATCAGCCGCTTCCCCGACTGCCCCCACACCCCACCGCCTGCCGTGAAAACCCGATCGGGCGCCAAAAAGGGCGGGCCGCGGTTCCCGGTGATCGATGGATAGGATCAGGCTCTGGATCGAGGCAAAGCGGATTCGGCTGGCCACATGGCTCGATCCGATCGCGATGGCCCCGGATGGCGGGATGCTGCTCCAAATTCAGCGTGAGACGAATCTGGCGCAACGACACCGGATCGACGTCCTTCAGGCGGAAAATTTCCGTCTGCACGTCGAAATCTGCGAATTTTACGAAAAAGAGCGTTTGGAAAGGGAAAATCGGTGAATGAGACCGAAATCATGCTCGAAATGAAGAAAATGCTCCGATATGAGCCGAAATCCTACAAATCGGGCCCAGAAAGGATGAGGAACCGCGGATGGAACCTGGCATTGCACGCATTGGCACGGAAAATGACGAAAACGGACGTTCTCGACCCAAGCCCGCTGGACGGGCTCGCAAACGCCGAAAAGGAGTGAAAGTCAAGAAGAAAATCCACAAGTTGAACAGGGTGGGGGGCTCGTGGACCGAGTGCGGCATGCACGTCGACCAGCAAACGATCGAGTCTACTGTTCATCGCATGGTGCTTCGCAAGAAACCACTGAAAAGGACTGAAAAATGGCGAAAAGTGACCTGCAATCTGTGCAACCGCACGAAACCCAGGTCGAAATCGACGCTCCTGAAATTCTGGGATCGGTTCCACCTGTAAACCAGCCAGATCAGTGCCCCACCTGCGGGCATTGCCAAGAAGACTGGTCGAGCAACCGCGGTGCGCTGAAAGGCATGTCGGTCAAAAACACCGAGGACCGGGCATCGGCGTACCGGGCCTGGCGCATGGGACTGGGGTTCGGTGGGGTGACCGACATCGATCAGGTCGAGTGGCGAGGGGGAAAGCCCGCGGCACTTTTGGAACTGACCCGGGTAGACGGCAATTACCGCACTCCACCCAAGTATTTCCGCTCCATCGAAGACCGGATGCTGAAAAGAGACGCTCAGGGGCGTTTAGCGCGGGAATTGGCCGAAAAACTCCAAATTCCCGCGTATATCGTCGCATTCCGCTGGGATCTCTCCGAATTCTACTGGAGACCCATATTTGGCCCCGCACCCGTCCATATGGCATGGGAACACGGCAATTCCGACGAATACGTCGAGTGGCTACGACGAATGTGAGCAATTACTCGCATTTAACACTACGTGCCAGTGTTAAACGGATACCACTCACTATCCCTTGATTTTTGATTAGCTTGCATGTTACACACGCGCGAGGCGCTGCCACGAACACTCCTCTGTCCGAAACACTCCGAGACCTAGCTCCTGATTCCTCCAGTTCCCGGAACCGCCGAAACCCGTGACCACCTCGGCAGAAAATCACCCGGGGCCCTGTGAAGCCCTTCAGCTGTGAACGCAAACCCCGGCGCGAGAGCCAAATGCTACGAAAACAGCCCTTTTTTTCTGGATTTCCGTTTCTTCTTGGGCTCCTCTTCCTCAGCCTCCTCGCTGCGGCCCTGATCCAACGCTGCATCGGCTGACAATTCGCTAGAAACACTCTCCATAGGCGAATTGTTCGTTTCGGGGGCCTTCGCAGCCTTCTTGTCGTCCACCGCGTACTGCTTTCCGCACAATAAACACTGCCCAAACGCTTGGCGGAAACTGGCGCGGGTCTGAATCACCTCGCCATTGCATCCAGCGCATTTCGCGAATTTCATCCAAAATTCCTCCGGGCGGAAAATTCCACCCCACGGAGATATAGCGGATTCGAGGCCGATTTGGCCGTATGAGTGTGGAGTCTGGACCCGTTATTAGAGGGACCCAAAGCGTAGGGGTCCCAAAGGGGGTCGGGGGGGCGGCCGCATGCGCGCGCGCGGTAGCGGAATCGCGTGCACGCGCTACCCACGCGCGGGCGGGCCCAGGCGCGCACTCGCACGCGGACACGCACGCACGCACACACCCGAGCGCATGCCCGCGGACACATGCGCGCCCGATCGCGAGCACACGCACACCCGCACACGCACATGCGGGGGCGCGCACCCACGCACCCGGGCACGAGCCCGAATGCGTGGGGATTTCACCTCACTTCTGGATCTTGCGGGTGGCGTTCACCCCGATGCGAATATCACCCAGGTTGCCCTGGAACATGGCGAGCCTGGTGCTCACCCCGTTCTTGCTGATACCGAAGTCCACCTCCCCGGACAGGTCCACGAGCAGGGTGAGGGTTTGCTCTTGGACGTCCCAGGTCCCGGACACGCCCTCGCCCATGATCTCGATCTGCTTTCGGGTGGATTTCGCTACGTTGGGATTTGCCATCGTGTGCTCCTCGCCCCAGTGGGGCAGTTTCCCCCCGTTTCCGGGGAGTGTGGGGTTTTTCCCACGAACACATGATGGCACAGCCCCCGCGGGGACGCAACTGTGGGCCGAAACCTACGGGTAAATCCCCACAGTGGGTGGATTTCACCCCGATCCCTGCCCGCGCGGGGGTGCGCGTGTGCGCGGGCGCCTGGGCCCGCTCGCGGGTGTGCACGCCCGTGCGTGCGCGCTGCGACGCCCCGCGCCACGTCATCGGATGCAGAACACGCCCCCCACGTCATCGGATGCAGAACACACCATCACATCACCCGCCCTGCGTCGTCGGATACAGAGCCTGCCATCCCCCGCTATGGGGTCAGGTCTCGGATGATGACCCCATACATCACCGCATCGCCCGCTTCGGCCCGTGATCACGTCACATCACGGCCCATCGCCACGATCCAGTAGGGCAACAGCCCGGGCGGGGGCTGCCAGCTGATCGGGCCTTAGATGGATCGCCCGGCCCGGTGGAATTTGCGCTTTTTTCCATTTGTGATAAACTGTGTTTGTAAGTTTTGAAATCCCTCCGGTGCGGCGCGGTCGCATCACATACTGCCCCGATGGGGCCAGGGAGTCACAATGTCCACAGCATCCGTCATCCGTTTCATCGTCACCGTCGATACCGATGGTGGCACCACAGCCGAGGGCCAGCGCCTCGACGCCCCGTACTTCAGCGATGCCATCTGGAAGGCCGTCGAGCCCCACAGCGCGTCGTGCAGCGTCGTGGTCCAGCGCGACGGCTGGCCTGACCAGGGGCGCCACGTCGAGGACGTCGCCGATGCGTGCAGTGGCCTCGACCCCGAGCGCACCGTCGCCGAGCGCCTCGCCACGTTGGAGGGCGCGCTCTACGACCACACGTCGAGCCCTGCGGTGCATGGCGTCGTCCGCGATGCGCTGGAGGAGCACGAGGCGCGGCTCGATGCGTCCGACAGACACCAGCGTGACCTGGCGGTCACCGCTGACATCCGCAACGTCGAGGGGCGGCTGCATGCCCTGGAGCGGCGCGTCGAGCTGGCGCCCACCAACGAGGGCCGTGACGAGCTGGACCGCCACTACGCCACCCGCTGCGCGGCGATCGAGTCCCGGCTGAACATCGCCGAGGCCGTGTACGAGGATCTGGCCAACGCCGTCAACGACCATCTGGTGGAACACACCACGGGCGGTGACGTCTGATGGCGCGCCTCGTAGACCACGACGCCATCCGGTTCGTGGATGCCATCGAGTCGGGGGAGTTCCTGTTCCCCCGGCCCGGTGCCGTCGCCACGATACAGCCCACCCGGGACCACAGCGGTCCCCCCACACGGCTCGTCGATCTGGTCGACGGGCCCACAGCCGAGGCGCTGCTGGCGCTGCTCGGTGAGGACGACTGACATGACCGACATGCCCAAGTGGCACGCCAAGCTGACCAAGGGCCAGCGAGAGCAGGCCGACAGGATGCTGGGCCAGCTGTTCCGCATGTTCGACAAGGTGGTCACCGACGTACCCAACGCCACCGACTTCGAGCAGTGCGCGGTGCAGCTGCTGGCTGGGACACACATGCTGCACAAGATGGCCAAGGACATCTGCAACCACATCGGCCTGGAGGACATCAGCGCACTGTCCGACAAGCTGTCGTCCCTGCCCGACGGCGGCACCAACGCCTTCGACGACCTGCCCGACGAGGTCAAGGCCGAGGTGCACGCCGAGATGGCCAAGCGGGGCGTCAAGCCCGAGGACGTGAACATCACCGTGCTGGAGATTGGCGGCTCATCGTCGAAACAGAGCGCCGACGACGACATGTTCGCCGGGTTCACCAGCGAGACCACCGGGAGGAGCAACTGATGCTGACCATGGACCACACACTACCGAGTGCCGAGGAAGGCACCATCGAGAAGATCACCGGCCGGGGCGGCGTGTACGACCCCGCCAAGCTGGAAGCCGCGTACAAAACCGGCGAGCTGACCGACATGAACCTGCGCATCATCGCCATCAACCAGAACAACGTGCAGCTGATGGGACTGGCGTCCATCGACCACGGGCTCGACGAGATCCGTGTCACCGCCAAGGTGCTGCGGGTCGGCGTGTTCATCATCGCTGGCATCGCTGTGATCGACGCAGTGATCCGCTGGGGGACGGTATGACCGACGCAACGGCACACACCATGATGGCCGGGTTCAACCAGGCGCTGTGCATCGGTGTGGTAGCTCTATTCAAGTCGGGTGTGCCAGAGGGATGTGTACCCTGTATGCCCTGGCGGCGACTTGAAAAGCACCTCGCCACGGACCTGTCGGGCATCCCGCAGGACGTACAACGCACCATGCAATCAAGTGAGGTGGCCCGTGATAGTGATTAGCAACCATGCGATGTGCGACATGTACAAGGGCGACCTGATGTCGTTGCGGATTGCCCGAGACGGGGCGACCCGCGGCGGACACACCGAGACGGCACCGGCGAGGGGCGTGATGGTCAACGTCAGGATGCTGCTCGACGAGATGATCGAGCAGATCGAGGACGCCATGGCCGTGTGGGACGGCAACCACGCCAAGTCGGAGGTGTGGACCAACGAGGACCTGTTGGGCCGCATCGTCATGATCGAGAACGAGAACCGAGAGCTACGCACCAAGATCGCCTCGCTGGAGGGTACAGCCCACAACTGGCGAGGGATGCACCGGGCGGGAATCACCCCGGCCGACACGAACGAGAGGGATTAGCACCATGCTGAAGCACCCCGAAACAGCAAGCACCAAGCGGTGGAACCTGTACGAGCAACTCCTGGTCATGGCAGCCGAGGAGGAGTCACTGCGGACCATGTACGTGTCGGGGCCCCCGGGCATCGGCAAGACCTGGCTGGCGTACCACATGGGCGTCAGCAGCAACCAGAAGCTGTGCGCCATCACCCTCACCGACGAGACCCCGGCAGCCGAGCTGCGGGGCCACTACCTGATCGCTGAGGGTGGGCACACGTACTTCCACTACGGCCCGCTGTCGGTGGCGATGAAGGAGGGCTCGCGGCTCGTCATCAACGAGATCACCCGTGGCAATGCGGACTGCATGGCCATCCTGTACCCGTTTCTGGAGGACCCGTCGACCGCACGGCTGACGTTGCCCAACGGCGAGACGCTGCTGCCCACCAAAGGGTTCCACGTCATCGCCACGGACAACTACGAGCCCGACAAGCTGCCCGAGGCACTTCAGGACCGCTTCCAGGTGTTCATCGAGCTGAGCGATCCACACCCCGCCGCACTGGCACTGCTGCCCCCCGAGTTCTGGCTGGCTGCGGTGATCGAGCGGCACGAGTACGAGGACCTGTCGGGCATCAGCGCACGGCAGTGGAACAACCTGTGCCTGATGGACGCCAAGTTCGACCTCAAGGTGTCCTGTGCACTGGTCTGGGGCCCCAAATCCGGGCGCACCGTGTACGACAACCTGCTGGGCATGTGGGCCAAGAGGACCGGCTGGACCGCCACGGAACCCCACACCTGCCGCCAGGCAGCACGGGAGCAGGCGATCGAGCAGTTCGGCATCAAGGAGCTGGCTGCGGAGGTGACGGATGCTGGGTAACGAAAAACACTACCGCCCACTGCCCAACTGGTACGACCCGAGGGGGGTGAAGGCCCCCCGCTACCGGGTGGTTGACTCGAACGCCATGCGGAATATCGCCGGGGCCACCGACAAGGAGGGTGGCGTGATGTTCGTGCCGCTCGACGAGGAGGGGCGCATGATCGTGAACCACGAACTGGGCCATGTGGCCTGGAGCCCGGTGGCACCACCCGATGGCAAGACGCTGGTCAACGCCTGCTACATCGCGCTGGAAGAGGCCCGCGTCAACATGGGGCTCGATGTGCTGGGCCACCCGCTGCGGTTCAAGGAGGCGGGGAAACACGTCAAGGCGTTCGTCAAGGTGCTGGGCAACCCCAGCGGCCGCTATCCACGAGACGTGGTGTTCTCGATGCTGAGCCTGTTTGGCACGGACATCGAGGCCCACACATGGAAGCGGTTCCGCGCCGACCTGGAACGAATGGGTCCGAAGAGCGCGCAGCGCGACAGGCTGGTACGTGTCGAGCGCATCATCATGGATGCCAGGGACCGCATGAACAAGGCGTTCATGCGGTCCAAGGGCGTGGTGCCACCGCAGCCGGTGATGATGGCACTGGCACGCTGGCTGGCCAAGCGGCTGCGGAGTGCCGAGAAGGCGCACAAGAAGGCGGGCGGACGCACGCCGTTCACCCAGAGTGGCAGCAGTCCCCGGACGATGTGCGGCTATGGCAAGCCGCCGCCCTCCGAGGGCAAGCCCAGTGGGCAACCCATGGGGCGGGTCTGGGGGCCAGCACGCGACGAGCGGAAGAATGCGTGGTTCGACTCCGAGACGTACCGCGACCCCGACAACATCAGGCTCAACGGGTTCCCCATGCCGTACAAGGGGGACGTCATGCCGGGCCGCATGACCGTGGAGGAGCCTGCGCGGCCGCACGACTGCGAGACCATCAAGGACCACAAGAAGCGGACCTGGAGTGCCGCGGAAGAGGGCACGCAGATCGGCGATGTGTACCGGATCATCACCGACCAGCGGGTGTTCAAGCGGAAGCTGAAGCGCAAGCGTGGTGGTGGCACGGTGCTGTTCGACATCAGCGGCTCGATGGACGAACTGGCCGACTGCATCAACGAGGTGATTGCCGCCAACCCGGCAGCCACCACCTGCGCCACGTACTGCGGCGACGGCTCACGCGGCACGCTGAAGGTGATCGTGCGTGACGGCTCGAAGGTCGAGCCCGTCGAGATGGAGCCCGAACATGGTGGCAACGTGGTCGACCTGCCCGCAGTGGACTGGCTGAGCCGCATGCCCGAGCCACGGGTGTGGGTGACCGACCAGGGTTGCACAGGCCAGAACGACGAGGGCAGCCCCGAACTGCTGCGGATGTGCCTCAAGCTGTGCGACGCCCACAACATCAGCATCGTGGAGTCACCGTGGAAGGTGGCCGAGTTCCTGAAGGACTGGTCCGAAGGCATGACCAACACCCGACCGAAGTCACGCTGGCTGGAAGAGGACGAATAATGCAAGCGTGCAGCCGGGGCAACCGCGACAGGAACGGTACGGGTGCTGCTGAACCTGTGCCCCGGCTGCACACCATTGCGCCCGATAGGAGTGCGGGTGAGACGAGTATTCGAGTTTGCGTTTTGGTTGGCAGGCACCGCGATGAGTATCGCTGTGCTGCTCATCATGGTGCGGTGTATATCCAACACCGCAGTAGGAGATTGCGATGGAAGTGAGTTTGACCGACGAGCAGCGAGCGGAGACGTTTGTCCAGAACGCCTACGACACGACCAAGGTGGTGCTGACGGAGTACCCGCTGGAATCGAGCCGGTTCCCCGTTCGGCTCTGGAAATACACCGCGTTCGTTAACGACGACAAGGTGGGCGGCTGGGTGAGCAACACGATCGAGACGGCCATCTACGGCGGGTCACACACCCCGTCCGAGGTGCGTGAGATGCACGCCGGGCGGCTGCTGCACGTCTACGGGGTAGCCGAGCTGGCCCAGATGATGAAGGCAACAGAGCACGACCCCGACGACGTGCCCGACGAGATCGACGTATGACAATCGTGACGTGGAGATGTGTCATCTGCAATGACCTGAACAGCGGCTACGGCAACAACCCGGCCCCGGTCAGGGACACTGGGCGGTGCTGCAACGACTGCAACGCCGTCGCCGTGATACCGGCACGCCTGGAGCAGATATTCCGAAGGGAGCACGAAGAGTGAAATATCCCCCCCACCCGTTGACGCGAGATCAGGTCGTTAGGCTGATCGAGTTCGCGTCACGATCCAGGTGCGGCCTGCGTGAAGCGGCACATCTCACCGTGCTGTATCGCACTGGGATGCGCTGCGCCGAGAGCTGCAACCTGGATATGGCGGACCTCCGCTGCCACGGAGAGTCCGCCATGGTGGTGCGGGTTACGCACCCCAAGGGCTGGCAACGGGGGGCGATGCCAAGAGAGATTGGGCTGGACCCCAAGGCTGCACGGACACTGCGTATGTGGCTCGTGCAGCGGGGTTCGGAGGCGGGCCCGGTGTTCATTACCGCAGGGGGACTCCGGGTCCGTCCATCGCACATCCGCAGGCTGATCCCACGGCTGGCACACGAGGCGGGCATCCACCGCCGCTGCCACCCGCACGCCCTGCGACACACGTTTGCACGCGAGCTGTACGACGAAGGCGTTGGCCTCGTCGAGATCATGCTCGCGCTGGGTCACACGTCGCTGGCGACGACCCAGAAATATCTTCGGAGCATCGGAGCAACGGAAGTGGTCAATGTGACCGCTGGCCGTGGTGGGTGGTGACACCCGCGTGAACCGCTGGGCACTGACGCCCACTGGAGAGGACCGTGAAAGTTATGAGCAAAGCACAGGGCGCCACCTGGAACCACGGCAACAAGAACGTCCGCAAGTACGTGTGCTTCGAGAAGGGGTGCGACTTCATCGGCCCCAGCGGGCTGCAACTGGGCAAGCATTTCAAGGACCACCCCGAGCACCGCACCGACGAGCAGCGCGAGAAGTGGCTCGCCAACGTGGCGTCCACCGCAGCGCGTGATCGGGTCAAGCAGCACAACCTCGATCTGGAGCAGGACCGCATCGCCGCCCGCAAGAAGCAGAAGTCCAAGGCTGCGAAGTCAGCCCGGGTCAGCGAGACGGCTGCCGAGCGGCGCGCACGGCTCGACCTGAAGAACATCGCGCAGAACGCAGCGCGGAAACTGGGCAGAGCCGACCGCCCGTTGGTGGTCAAGCGGACACGCGGCAAGGGCAAGCCCAAGACGAGCAAGGCCAAGGCCAAGAAGGACATGCAGCGCACGCTGCGCAACCACTCGATGCGGGGCAAGGACCACAAGTTCTGCACGAGCTGTGGCGGGCCACGGGCTGGCACGTTCAAGTTCTGCGCCCACTGCGGCTACAAGCTGCTGTGACCGACTGCGACACCCTACCACTCACCACATAGGAGCGATGGAGATATGCAATGGGCAAGCTGCGAGTGGACCTGGGGTCCGGGGGTGAGGTCACCATCCGGTTCCCAGCTCGGACCTGGAACAAAGCACACCGCGAGATCGAGAGCCTGCGCGATGACCCACCGCGGGGCTACAAGCTGCGGGGTTCGCAGGTGACACCGAAAAACAAGAGCGGCACGCGGTGCAACCTGAAGATGACGTTCGACTACGTGGACACCCGAGAGCCGGTGTTCACCATGAGCGAAGCCCACGACTGGTTCGGGGACTACGCACGGAGGGCAAGCAGTGGCAAAGACACTGAAAAAACAAGGGCTACACAGCCATAAGACCCACGTTATGCCCATCAAGCGCCTGCGACTAGCGAAAGGCTGGTCGCAGGCGCGGCTGGCAGGCATCTCGGGGGTCAGCGTGGTGCGTGTCGCTGCGCTGGAGGCCAACAAGCAGAGCGTGTACCTGGCGATGAAGATCCGCACGCTCTGCAAGCTGGCGATGGCGCTCGATTGCGCGCCGTCGGACATCCTGCCGTTTCTGGAGGCCCGACCGAAAGCAACCGCGTTCGACGATGCCGTCCGGGGCCAGCTGGTCACGGACACGAACCCACACCCATCACAGAGGAGCAAGGATGTCGACGAGAGATAAGCGGATACAGAGCAGATACGACGGGTTCCGAGACGAATTGGGCGACGCCGTCCGATTCAAAATGGATTCAGAGCGCCTGAAGATACGCGAGTTGGCAGCCGAGTTGGGCATCAGTGCGTCATCGCTGTCCCAGATCCGTATGGGGTCAGCGGGAACAGAGCGCGCGGTGCCGAAATTGGAACACCACTTCCGCGTGCTGCACTGGCTGGATGCGCCACTCGGTCAGTTCGAGTCCAATGTCGATGGAACCAGAGCAGAATCCAGCATCAACGACGTGTGGGACGTGATCATGCGGCTGAAACTGCCCGCACGGAGTCGCAGCCAGATGGCCGAGGTGATCACGGTGCTGTGGGAGAATCAGGTTTGAGAGACTACACCGACATTCCCGTCATCATCGGACTGGCTTTGACCATGCTTCTCGGTGGGTACGCTCTCGGTCTCAGTCACGGTGATTCGGACGTACTCTTTCCCGCGGGGGACTCCGAACCAACGCACGATCGGTTCACCAATGCAGGATGGTTTGTCACTAGCAATGACCCCGCACCCTACACTCACGACGAGCTTTCCCGTCTTGCGGAGAGCAACGCTCTGCGGCTGGAGGCCATCCAGGAGTGGCTTAATCGACGCCATTAGGTTGTCGTGGTCAGGCGGCTGCCCTGACCGGTAGCAGTCGAACAGGACCGTGGCCCTCTCGAACGGCTGAGGGGGCCACTCCGGTCCCATCTCCTCGCGCACGGCCCACACCACCGCCTCGCGCCACATCCTGCGTTCCTTCGCCTGCTTGCTCCAGTGTCCCTTGCTGTACGCATTCGGAAGACTGGGCGCACCCTTTACATCGAAATTCAGCTCGAAATTCAAAGAAACAGTTCCAGTTGTCCGTGTCGGATGGTCAGCTTCAATTCGATCGGCGCCTGCGGGATGCGCTTGCGGGGTTCGAGCCGCGCGGTCAATTCACCGTGCTTGTCGCGCGAGAACACGCACGTCACGCTGAACGACACCTGCCCAATGTCCATTTCGCACGCCTTGCCAATCTCGTCGAGTTCGCCGTGCAGTAGGCGCGCGAACTGCGAGCCGATCTCTGCTGCTAGTTGTGTGTCCGCCATATTAATCCTTCAATCTGAAGTCGCTGCCACCCACTGCACGCAGGGGTGTACGACGTTCGGTAGGGGTGAATTGCTCGAACCGACAGGTCCGATGGTTGCGTAGGTAGAGCCCCATGGGTCCTTCCCCACCCGTGCGGCGTGACGCTTGCAGGAAGAGTTTGACGGGAACGATTCCTGTGTTTGTGACATCCGCGACCTGCTTCTCCAATTTCACCACCTGATCGGCCCAGAATTGCAGGTTGCCACCCTTCGCTTGGCCCAGCTTGTTAGTCTCACTGACGATCAAGAAGGAAACAGAGCCATTCGACATGCGCCGCGCCACCATGGCCCACAGCGAGTAGTCCCGCAGCGTGCGCAGGTAGTCGCGGCCGCTCATTTCAGCAATCGTGTTGATTGAGTCCATGCAGACAAGTACCGGTGGACCATTTTCATCCGTGGCGATGGCGATGTCGCACTGAACATCTTCGGGTGTCTGGCCTTTGCCAATATGGAGCACATGCAGGAAGTTTTGCGCATCAATGCAGCCAGGGTGGGCCTGGAGGTAGCTTCCAATCCGGTACGACAGTTCTTGCATGTCTAACTCGGCGGATAGGTACACGACTTGCCAGTTCATCGTGGCTGCCGCTTCGATGCACTGCGAAAGCGCAAAGAATGTCTTCCCACACTTCTCGGAGCCAAGCACGACAGACAGACCGTACCCGCCACCACAATGTGTCATCAGGTAATCCACGCCAGGCGTTGGCCAGCGTGGGAGCCGATCTTCGAGCAATGGATTGCCGAAGTCGATCACTTGCCTTTCGTTTTCGAGTTGCGGAAGCAGAGCAATCTCTGTCGCCGCCTGCGCTTTCATCCCCGGGGGTATCTCTGGGTCCCCAAAAAATCGTTCCTGACTGTGCTTCGCTTCCCAGAGAGTATCTACCCACGTCGTCACTTCTTTCCCCCCATGATGACACTAAGAAAACCAACCACTTGCGTTTCCCCGAACTGATCACGCTCTTTCCAATAGGCTTCATCCATCCGCTCCTGTTCGTCCTGCGCTTGCTGTATCTCCGCTCTGGCACCCGCTTCGCGCGCCCGGGTCAGGTCGGTGAAGGTGAGCCTGGACCACCACGATCGCACGGCCCTCTTGTGCTGCTTGTATCTCTTCGTCTTGTACGCAGGCCATGCGATCCAATGCCACCACGCTTCTACATCCTTTGGGTCAATCTCGATTCCCAACGGGTTCTCGATTGACAGCTCCCTGAAAAAATCAGGCCCGAAGACGGGCTTTTCCATGCTACCCCCATACGATGTTCTTCTGTCGGTTTTTAACTCCTCTGCGCCCCTTGTTTCCTGCGGGGGTCAGCTGCATGTAGAGCGGCTGATCCTCGTAGAAGTCTTCGAGCTGCACGTCTGGCCACAGCACGGTGCAAATCTCGACTGCAGTGCGTAGCTTCACGTCGTAACCGAGGGTGCGTCGAGACTTCTCGCGCCCTTCGAGGTTGCGCAGTGTCGGGGGAGAAACCCCCTTCATCCGCTTGCACGCTTGGTAGATGGTCCAGCCTCGTGTCGTGCGAGCCGCTGTCAATTTGCCCGCCAGCTCTGCACGCGATGCCATGAAATCAATGTATCTCGAACGAAAGAACCTGCAACCCGTGACCGCATCTGTCACACTGCCGTGGCAATATCCGACTGACACATAAAGGAGCAATCATGAAGGCACCGGAACCGGGGGTCTACCCTGGAATACCAGCCGAGGACTATCACCGCTGGGATGCGGCGAACTACTCGACGTTGAAGCAGTTCCAACGATCCGCAGCACACGCTCGCGACATCCTGATCAATCCACCCGAGCAGAGCGAGGCGATGGTCCAAGGCCAAGCCCTGCACGACGCAGTGCTGGAACCAGAGCTGTTTGCCAAGGAATATGCGGTGGCACCCGACGTGGGTGACCGTCGCTTCAAGGCAGCGAAGGCAGAGTGGGCTGCATTCGTAGAAGAGAGCGGCAGTAAGACCGTGCTGACGCTCGCGGAGTGGAACAAGATCGACGACATGCGGTGCAGCATCCGCAACCACCCGATCGCCGTGAAGATCCTTGATGATGCGGGGTACGCAGAGTATTCGTTCGTCTGGATCGACGAAGACTCGGGTGCGCTGTGCAAGGGGCGTGTCGATTGGTTCGGTCGACTGTGGGGCAACGCGGTGGTCTGCGATTTGAAGTCCACGCGCGACGCATCCCCGCAGGGTTGGCCGAAACAGATCGCCAACTTTCAGTACCACGTCCAAGCCTCCTTCTATATGGATGGCTTGAATACGGTTGCACCCTCGAAGGATCGCACCTGGCTGTGGCTGGCGGTCGAGAATGCAACGCCGTTCTGTTCGGCGGTGTATCAGGCCGAGCCAGGCATGCTCGACGAGGGACGTCGGCGCTACAAGAACTACCTGGCAAAATGGGTGCAGTGCCAAGAGACCGGAGTGTGGGCGGGCTATCCCGCGGGACTGAACATGGTGGACATCCCGCATTGGGCATACACGAGCGATGAAGAAGAGGGGATCTTCTAATGAGTGAAGACAAAGCAGTGACAGCAGTACCCATGACCGGGCGCGGGGTTGCGCTGACCACGATGGAGGATGCGTGGCGCTTTGCCACCGCCATCGTCCAGTCGGGTGCAGCACCGTCCATGGGCAAGGGCAGAAAGATGGACGTGGCCACGGTGTTCGCCGTGGTGCAGTCCGGGATGGAGTTTGGACTGACACCCATGTCAGCCCTGACCAACATGAAGTGCGTGAACGGGCGCACCGGGCCGATGGGGAAGGTGGCGAAAGCCAAGGTGATCGCCAGCGGCAAGGTGAAGGGCGCCATCGTGGACGAGATGGTGGGTCAGTACGGCGAAATGGACTACTGCTGCGCGATCACATCGACCCGCAAGGACACCGGGGTCGAGATCACGACATCCTTCTCGATCGGGGACGCCAAGCGGGCGGGATTGTGGGGGAAATCAGGCCCGTGGACCGAGTACCCCAAAGGCCAGCTCTACTACCGGGCGCTGGGGTTTCACCTCGATCGCGTCTACCCGGATGTGCTGATGGGGTTCGACATCGCCGAGAGCCTGATGGACTACCCCGACGAGGTGGAAGTCCACGGCGTGGTGCTCCAGCCGCTCGACAAGCCCGGCAACGACCCCCTGCTGGACCTGCTGCCCGAAGGGAAGACCGCGGACGATCTGGAAGAGGTGTTCGACCCAGGCGAGCCAGAAGTGGCTGTCATGAGCCACGAGAAGCGAGACGACATCCTAAAACGGCTGGAGGCCGCGGACGTGACGGTGGACGAGGCAGACGCGGCCAATGCCAAGCCAGAGGGCGCCGAAGAACAACCGGACATGCTGTGAGCCATTGTACGAAGGGCCGGGATACCATAGACTCAGAAGCGACGGAAGTACCCAAGTGTGAGGACGCCCCGGAATCTACCCCCATGGATTCTGGGGCGTTGTCGTTTGTGATCATGGACGACGAGGTCTGGAAGAACGGGCACCGCGTGCGTCCCTGGTTAGAGACGGAGGACTGGTGATGAACCGCCT